ACCTCCAAACCTTTCCGGAACGCTTATCCACAAGAACGATCCGCCCCTCGATCTCGAAGTCCGACAAAGCGCAAATATCAAAGATCATATGGAGCAGCTTGTGGAACCGTTCCTCCTCGGTCTCGATGTTCTTCAGGGCCTGATAGGCGGTCGGGTCAGAATATCCCTCTGCGTTTTTTCGGTCGTTCCAGGACAATCACTGTCACCCCGTTCTTTCATAAATTTGATAAGCGATTGAGTGTGCATGTCGCCGATGCCGTATTTTTCTTGCAGCTTGGAGACGAACCAATCGGGAACAGGTTTTCTCCCGCACTCGATGGCAGACAGCTCGGCCGGTGAAATATCAAGGTCCTTTGCCATGTCATAGAGCAGGAGCGCCCTGACTAAGCGGATGTTCCGTACCGTTCTTCCAAAATCATCAAGTCCCATGCTCACTCTCCTTGTGCCACGCCTCCACATCGACGCCGATTCTCTTCAGCATCTGAGTGCAGAGCCAAATATCATCCTGGTCCTCCATCTCATACCGACTGACCAATTCCTTGATTCGGTCATGGAAGGCGTCGTAATAAGTTCGGAGCCGCTGAGCCCCGAACCCGAATTGCTCATGCAGCACCCATAAAATCGTCGCGTCGATCTCGGCGATATGTTTTCGGTCGTACTCTGCCAACTCCCGCTGGATCTCCAAATCCATAGCTTTCTTCTCCGCTGCGGTAAGTACGGCCCCGTACACCTTTCCTCCGGCTTTCTTGACCTGCATAGCTGTCTCCCATCATTCCGTTGGTTTCAGCGAAGACCGGCCCGAATATCACTGCGGGCTGAGCAAGCACCAATCGCCATAGAGGCAGCATTGGGGTCGGGCGTTTCCATCCCTTTCTCCTCATCCATCTCCAGAATGGTCATGATGGCGTAGTTGGCCAGATCCATCAGGGTGTCCCGAATGGATTCGTCCGTAACCTGCTGCTGACCGGCGTCATTTGCAGAGAGGCGGGAAAGAGTTTTGAACCGGGAGAACTTGTCCCCCAGCCGAATCCGGGTCATGGCTAAACCCTCTTCTACGAAGGTCTGGTGGAAACTGTCGCCGTAGTCATGGTTCTTCCTTTCGTACAAGCTGTTCAACTCGTCGCAGATCGCCTTATGGCGCATCACTTTTTCGTTCATAAATTGGCTTCTCCTTTCAAAATATCAAACCGAATCGTCCTTTGCTTCGATCGCCCGGTTTATTGTATCGGCCATGCGATTAAGAAGCACGATCATAGACAACTCAAATCCACCGGAACAGCCGATCTCTTCAAACGTGATTCGGTAATTTTGTTGATATCGTTGTTGACCATATTGTTTTTCCACGTGGATAATGATAGAGTTGGTCATCGCTTCATATCGCCACATAATCTTAAAATGACGATGTGCAAGATCAATCAGTGTTTTCTCAAGCATCGGGTCTTCCTCCCAAATTCAGCTTATCGAACTGCTCCTGTGTTCTGATGAAAGTACCTGCATTTCAGCTCCACCGGCTCGATCCAGGGAATATCATGCAGGCGAATGCTCCTGATAGACTCGTCATCCTTCGAGGGCCGGCGGACGCTCACCTCATCCACAGCAGTTTGTGCCGCCAGATACTCCGACTTGTACTGGCACACGTCCCTATGGCTGCATCTGGTGCAGCAGGTTTCCTTTACTCCAAACATACGAACCATCTCCTCATAATTTCTATCAATCGTTGCCGCTTTGACATTCAGTTGATGTAGAGCCATTTGCAGCTCATCCACCAGGTAGGTTTTGTCATGGTCTTTAGGCTGACGAACCAGGCCTCGAATCCAATCGGCGACAGTAACGGGCGGAGGAATCTGCAAACCAAGGTCGCGAGCCATACTATCGATGTATCTCGCCATCTGGCAGGTCGGCGCCACAATGACCGCGCCTGTATCTGCGGATTGCCGAATCAGAAATGCGGTTTTGCCCGATTGTCTTCCTGCAACATAAATAGTCATGATACGTTTTCTCCTTTTATTTAGCGACGCGTCCGGTTAAGCGCCAGTTCCATGGCATCGCCGCCTATGTTATCGTCCTTATGCGGCTTTTTCTTTTTCGCCTCGCATTTGGCCACGGTCACGTCGTAGTCATAGCCAATACCGACCTGATACTTTTTCGCAATAGCCCGAAGCTTTTTGGCGTGGTATTCATAGGTGGCCCGATGGAACCCCTGCAAATCCCACTCATCACAGGCCAATTCCAGCAGTCTGGCATAATCCATCAGAGCATTGACTATTTTATAAATATCGCCATAGCAGGTTTTGATTTCGCGTTCGCCATCTGCATCATGAAGGTGAAGGGTTACCTTTTTCCAGTTCTATGGGCCTGGAAATAATCGGCTCAAATCGTTCCCGTGGACTGAGTTTTCTCTGAGCGGTTTCAGAATTTGGCGCTTGAGGTTGGGGGACTTTTTGCACAGGAGAAGAGGGGTAGGGAGGCTTCCATGACTTAGGTGACGATTTCCCAAATAGTTTCTTGGTAAACTTCTCCTTCATAGCTCGGTTTTTTTCTCCTTTTTCAAATATCAATGTGAACTACTCCTCAGCAGACTCAACGATGGTTACGGTCCCCTCAAACACGCCGAATTCAGACGATTGCTGAAACGTGTGGGTTTCAGGCTCCTCGTCATCCCGCATGGGTCTGGTCAAATACCACAAGGAATCCTCTTTCCAAGTGATCATCTCCAGCTTTTGCCCGGGTTCAAGTTCTAATGTCATATCGCCACCGAGAGAGCGAGCGACGCCTTGGTCACATCCGGTCAAAAGTCCCAACGACAAAATAATGCACAAGAGTGTGCCAACGTAAATGCGTTTCATGTGTCCTCCCTTCAAAATATCAAAGGACCTCCGTAAGAATCCGGAATTCCTTGAACATACCATCTTCCAAAGTTACTTCAACGGGCTTCCCCAACAGCTCGGAAATATAATTCACCTTCGCATCATTGAGGATTTTTGCCACGCGGTCGAGGGATTCCGCAAGATTGGTATGACGAGTTCCAATTTCCCAGTGGCAGTCTGGAGACATGTTTACAGTGTATTTGCCACCATCCATGACGCCGCTGCCAGACATCGAGAAACCGAGTTGGAGCCCCAGCTGAAACGGGTAATCTTTCATACTACCAAACTCGACAAAGTCAATTTTACCCAGTCTTTTCTCAATCATTTTTATCCTCCTCTCCGACCAGTTTCCGGTACAGCTCTTCCGCCTCTTTGCCTTGGAACTGATTGATAATCCGGACATTATCGCCCGGAGCTTTTCTCCCCAACGATCAATACCGCAGGGTCGCCGTGGCTGTGGTCGAATCCTACCAGCACAGTGTCGAAATTTTTCATATAATCCACCTCAAAAAGTCGAACAGAAGTTTTACAAGGAATAGAACGCCGAGGATGGCCAGAACAGCGACCGAGTTGAAGATGAACCTTAGAATATCATCCCAACCATTTTTCATTTCTTGGTCACCCGCTTCGCCTTCCGCTCCTCATACTCGGCCTTTTCAATCTGGACCATCTTGCCGTCCTCTTCCTTGAAGTAGCGGTTAAGCTCCACCTTCTTGTCATTGGGCGTAAGAATATAATGGTAGCCAACCGTATCGTAGTCGCCGTTCTTAGGATCGACCAGGAAGTCTTCCGAAAACACGCGATACTTCTTGCCGGCAGGCAGATAGGGCATGGTGATGGGGAAGATCTTATCCACGAGCCGGGTCATGAAGCCATTGCTGAAGGCCGCATTCGGAGCATTGATGTTTATGCCGCAGACCCGTTCGGTATCGGAATAGGTGGCTGTGCCATCCGGAGCAACTTCCTTGAACAGGGAGGACATGCGCTTGCACTGGTACTGCTGATATCCTTCTTTCCAGTTGCACTCACTGGTGATGTCGCTCCAAATATCAGGAGTGTCCTCAATGGGCGTCAGGCACTTGCCGTCAATCAGACGGTTCAGAATGCTCTTGGTGATCTGGATGCTGAAACCGCTGTGACCATCCCTGTAAAGGCACTCGTAGGCCCTCAGAGCGCTCTTGTAGCAGGCCACGCCATAGTCCCAGTCATCCGTATCCTCCGAAGCCTCTTTTTCCCGCTGACAGGCCATCTCGACCTCCTGAGAGGCCCAGCGGTTTTCCTCTTCGTCCATCAGCACCGCCCGGTCATCCCAATACTCATTGGCAAAGACCTTCCGGCAGTCCCCGCCAAAGGCCTCGACAATCTCAGGCAGGTTCTCGTTGACTGCGTCCAAGTGAATATCATGCTCCTTGCAGAAGCTCACAGCCTTCTCCAGGGGCTCGCCGACACGGTTGGTCCAGAGGATGACCTTGGTACCATTGGCCTGCTCCTCTTTCAGCCGATTGATGTTCTTCCAGATGGGCTCTCCCACCTCCGGCCACTTGTTGACCGCAAGACAGCCATCGAAGTCCACAGCAATGATCTTCGGAGGGGTAGACGCCGTAGCGTTCTCGGGTTCCTTGGTTTCGACCGCATTTGCATTCATTTCGTTCATGGTGTTTTCTCCTTTTCAAAATATCAATCGATAATGGTGAGTTCACTCATCGGAACGGTTGCCAGTGCTCCGTTCGTTTTCTTGATAACGGCCTTGTCTGCGAAGAGACCAACGCCGAGCTGTAAAATATCAACCTCTTCGGCGCGCTCTTTTGCCAATCTGAGGCATCCCGAACAGGCTCCTTCGGGAGCCCACCCCAAATTCATACAAGCGATGCAGTCGGGCACACTCTGATAAATCCCTTTCATGTCGCTCCTTTCCAGAAAATATAAATGCCCCGAACTGCTGTTACACAATTCGAGGCATTCTTTTTTTTCGTATTTTGTTTAATCCGAGGCTTTGAAGTTGTAGACCGGGCGAATACGCTCCACAATGTCCGCTGTGGGGCCGATTTGTGCGATAATCTCATCCATGCTCTTATACGCCATGGGAGATTCGTCCAACGTATCCGGCACCACACAGGTCGTATAGATGCCTTCCATTTCCGACCGGAAGGTTTCCATAGACAACGTATTGAGCGCAGCTCGCCGGCTCATCAGTCTTCCCGCGCCATGCGGAGCGGAGCAGTTCCACTCTTCATTTCCCTTGCCAATGCAGATCAGGCTTCCGTCACGCATGTTGATGGGGATGAGCAGCTTTTCGCCAGCTTTGGCAGAAACGGAGCCTTTGCGAAGGATCATGGCGTCCGTATCAATATAATTATGGATGGTGGTGAATTCGTCCGTAATCGTGAATCCCATCCCGGACACGATGATGTCCGCCATAGCTTTTCGGTTCAGAACGGCGAAGCGCTGGGTCAACTTCATGTCGTGGATGTAGTCGTCGAACAACTTACCCTCCACATAGGCCAGGTCTTTCGGAATATCCAACACGTGCTCTTTCTTCAGCGCCGTAATGGTCTTCTGAATTTCCTGGAAACGCCCCTCCGCTTTCAACTGGGCAATGGTCTCCTGAATCTGATGACGGGCTCCGCCCCAGAGTGCCCGGCGGCCTTCGTTTTGATAATAGTCGGCCACTTCCGTTCCGAGATGTCGGCTCCCGGAGTGAATCACGAGAAACAGCCGCCCGCCCCCGGCTTGGTCTACCTCAATAAAGTGGTTACCGCCTCCCAAAGAACCGATGCTGTGAACTGCTCGGTCAAGATTGACCTGGTCGGCACAACGGAGCTGGGTCAAGTCGATTTCCGAATTGAGAGGATGGGGAATATCGCGGATTTCCCGGCCATAAGGAATCCTCTCACGAATCAGCGCATCCAGCTTGGCGAAGTCAATCTCACGTTCGGCCAGTTCCACAGTTTCCATACCACAGCCAATATCCACGCCTACCATACCGGGGACGATCTTGTCCTGAATGGTCATAGTGGTGCCGATGGTACAGCCTTTACCCGCATGGACATCGGGCATAATGCGGATTTTACAGCCTGCAAACTCAGGCCGGTCACAAACAGCTTGAATCTGCTCCCGAGCCGCTCCTTCCAGCTCGTTGGTGTAGCAAATAGCAGTGTTGTATTGCCCTTGAATTGTTATCACAGTTTTTCTCCTTTCCTGCGAGATTTAGAACCAGACGTCGATCGACGGGAAAATATCCTGGAGAGATTCTCCATCAAAGAACCCGTCCGAAAGAAGATCGTCAATGTTGTCGTAGTCTTTCCACACCTCGCCATACCACATAGTATAAGTGGTCTCTGAATCCTGAGTTTGCGGCTCTACGCCACATTGTTGTCCATTATACTCGAACTCGGCGGTGCCGTACTCCTCGGTCAGATTTCTTACAAATTCCTCCAAAGTCATAAAATATCATCGTTCTCCTTTCTGAGATCGGGTGGTATCTCTTCTTGTTTGTTACTAATCTGTTTGCCGGTTTCGTGGTCCCATTCATAATAATGAACATGTTCCCCATGTCTTCCGTATGAATGGTGTTTTGGGTTTCCGTGATCGGTTGTGTGTATCTCCTTTACTTTCCAACCATCGCCGTCATAAAAGGCACGAGTTTTAACGCTACCGTCAGAAGTAACATGGTCGACAACACTGTCCGGTTCATCTCGCTTAGAAGGAGCAGTGTGTCCTTTGATGGTTTTTGTCACTATTGTATCAGACTTCCCGGTTTTATCAAGCGGATACGGCGGCCCATTACGAACGCCCCACTTCTGACCTTTGACGCCATGATGAGCAAGGACATTAAATCCAAGCCGGCCCCGGAGTTCCCAGAGAATATCTTCCACGGTTTCGCGGGTCTTCGGGTTCAGTTTGATATAGTCCTTATGTTCATCATACCACGAGAAGATCTCGCTCAGATCACCTTCCGCCCAGCTGAAGGCCCACCAGTCGCAGATCATCTCAATAATATAATTGTAAGGCATCTCCAGCAGGACTTCGCCTTCACCGGGGTCATCGTTGATTAGAACCCAGTGCTGCCAGTGATGGGGGTTGCGGTGGATGTGCAGGAGCCAGGCTCTTTGGAACGCCTGGACAACAGCATAGGAGCGGTTGCCTCCATAGAAATAAGCGTCATAGGCCTCGTACTCATCCGGCTTTGATTTGGACGCATCATGCTCGAACTCGGTCTGCCAAGCAGCGTCCGGTTTCCCCTCAAAGAGCCAGGGCATGTTGGTCTGAAGCCAGTCAAAACCCTTTTTCACGTTGGCCTTGTGCTTTTGTAAATATAAATCGTATTGGTAACTCACGGGCCGCACCTCAATTCTTGATGCCAAGTTTCAGTTTGGCCTGCTTGAGCGTCAGCCCAACAAAGTCGTTCGGTTTGATGATGGCAGGCGCCTTGGAACGGGAAACGGCTCCCCCATACTCCAGAACACCTTGCGTTCCGTCGTCGTAGAGAAGCCGCAGCCGATCGTTCAAAATATCACGCTGAACCATCCTGATTCGCTTTTGTGCCATATTGCCCTCCTGTGTTTTAAGTGGTGTATGCCAGGTCCCAATTCTGGGCAAATGCCTTCGTAGAGGAGTAAGGGCAGGAACGAGTCATGAAACGCCCGACCTTCCATTCCACCCAAAGGAACTTCCCTCGAATATAAATGCGGGCGTCATAGGCTTCGCCGTTTTTCAGACCCATGGAACCATCTTCCCCAATGAATCGCAGTTTCATAGCGCGCAGCCTCCTCATTCATCCGTACCCTCGTAGCAAACGGGTTTATGCGAGTGCAGGTTTACTGGATGCTCCAGACACTCGTCGCAGGGCGGTTCGTTTTCCTCCAGCTTCTCATGCTTGCAGGTTTTGCAGTATTTGTCAAACCGGACAAACAGGTAGTCATCTTGGATGCTCATGGCGGTGCCTCCTAAATATCATTGGCGCTGCGATGCAGGCTCTGCTCCGTGCTGAAACCGTCCGGATACCGCGTCCTGAGTTTGTCCACATTCATTTGCAGGATGCTCTCCAGGTCGTAGCCAATGGCGTCAGCGCTGACAGCCAGATACCAGGCAATGTCGCCCAGTTCTTTGGCCATGTGCTCCCGGTCGAACTCGTGGCCTTGGAACAGCACTTTCTTCATCAGGTCAATGGCCTCGCCGGCCTCTCCGTTCAGGCCCATAAGCCCTTCCAGAACGCGAATATAAGGGACGGGGTCGGTGGTGATGCGTGACTCCGTGCGCAGCGCAAGCGCCTGGTATTCATTGATTGTCATGGTAGAATGCTCCTTTTCGTGTGTAGTTGCTTGGTCAGTATGCGGTATTCTGGCGGCGAGTTGGTCGATGATGATCTTTTGGTTGATTGGCTCGACAATTTCATCCAAAATACGCTTTTCATACAGCTCCCGCCAAAATTTTTCCCTTTTCCAGGTTGTAGGCTACCGGGATTTTCTCGGGGAACGTGATCTTGCAGTCCGGGGCAAATTTTCTATTGCATTTATCCACGTTGCCAAATTTTAAGACCTGACCTTCAAACTTAATACCCATTAGTTTCTCCTTTCAAACAGGCGTGGAGCCTTCTAATCGAATGAATATCCCATATTCATTAAAGTTCGGATCGCCGAGCGTTGCTCCTGAGAACAGGGCAACGACTTCTTCCATGGTCAACTCAACGATGATGTTGCCATAACAAGACGTGCAGCGTTCTCGGTCTTCCGCTGTCTTAATGATCAGCATCGTTTTCTCCTTTCATCTTCACATTCCACTTTTGGATCGATTCCGCTCTGGACTTCTGTGACCTCTCTAAAGAGATGGCGCAGTCCGGATTGATGCACCCGCATAAATATCCATCCCGCGAATGCCAAATATGTGCCGGGCGTCCGCATTTGCAACGAACTGCCGCTATCTGCTCATTCTTCATAGATGATGAGCGCACGATCCACGATGGTTGATTCCGAAGGAACCCCATTCGTAAACTCGAGCGTCAGGTTCATGCTCTGATACTTGATGTCGATGACCTTTTTGTCAGCGATAAAAGCATTGATCGAGCTTTGAAAGGCCGCAGGGTCATCATTCGATAAAATGCAAACTTTCATGCGTCCCCCTCCTGGTGATGTTTCGCCATCTCTGCCAGTAAGGCGTTTTCCTCATCGCAGAACTTGATTTTCGACGGGTCTACCCGTCGTACGCCGTCCGTAAACTCGATGATGCCATGGACCTGCCCAATCTGTCCTCCGGGGTGACCGCCCCGCAGAGGACTTGTGTCTATTACATTGGACCAATGCTCCCAGCAGTGGAAATATCCAAGCTCGCCGTTTACCTCACAGAGCCGGGTTTCCCATTTGATTTCACAATTCAATCCAGCCATAGTCTTACCTCTTAAATATAATTTTTCGTCCGTACCCTACTTAATGTCCGCAATAGACTCCACAAAGCAGTTATAGTAGGTGTAGCGCTTCCCCTCATAGTCAAAGAGGACGTAGCCGCCGTCATTGCCCTCAATGTCAATTTTCCCAGTGTACTGTGCAATGATCTCACCATCTGCCGTATAAATCGTCACCGTCCGTTCGAGTCCGTTGTCCAGTTCACTTTTCTGGTCAGTCATTGCCCGTTGACCGCTGGCGGTATTCTGATAATACCAGCGCATCCCGGCAAAGAGTCCGATGATAAGGAGCATGGCTGCTACAACGCTGAGGACCTTCCAGACAATCTTTTCAAATATAATTGCGCCAAAGATGCCAAACGAAAGAATAAAGAGAGCAAGAATCCCAAAGAGAACCCACCCCTGAATCGTCATAATGTTCTCCTTTCATTGCTCCGGAGTGGAGCTGCTGTTTTTGTTGCCGTAAAATATGGCCGCGATAAAGGCCTGGGTCAACCGCATAGCCTCTTCCGGGGTTGCTTTCGCCGCCAGGGTGCTCCGATAAAAGAGAAGGGCCGTTTCCGCAATCGACCCAATGGCGCTGATAAACTCTTGTAGCTGCTTTTTATCCATTGGCAGTGCCTCCTAATAATAAGAAAAGACCACCCCCAAAGATGAGGGTGGCCCCGATTTGCGTTTCAACAATAGTTTTTCTCAAAGTCTTCCAGAATATCAATGAACTCTGCCGGCAGATACTCTATTGCTTTCAGTCTAAGGTCGTTCGGGACGCCGTAATAGGCTCCCGCGATCCCGCCGGCAATGGCCGCGATCGTGTCGCTGTCCCCACCGAGGGAGACCGCGATGCGGATGGTATCTTCAAAATTTTCCGACTCCAAAAATGCCTCGATTGCTTGAGGGACAGATCCCTGGCAGCTTGCGTCAAAGCGGTACTTTGGGCGGATCTCGTCGATTGCGAAGTCCAGAATATAATATTGATCTTCGATTCGCTTTTGGATCATGCTTTTTGTCGCGCCATTCAGTGCACCCCAAGTAGCCAAAGCCGCAGCCTCCGCGCCTTTTATCCCCTCTGGATGATCGTGACTGACCTGCGTTACTGCTTTGGCAAGTTGGATACATTCTTTTTCCGTTTTGGCAACATAAGCCACCGGGCTTACCCGCATGGCGGAGCCGTTTCCGTAGCTCCGGTAGGGCCCCGGGTTCTTATGGTGGAGCCAGAGGTAGAATATCTGTCCGTACCCGGCATTGGGGTACTTTCGCCCAATCTCCTGCATACACCGAACCGTATGATCACTGAGCTCGGTATAGTCGCCTTTGCATTCCAGCAGAGCTTTGGCGACCGCCACCGTCATGGCTGTATCATCTGTAAACTGGCACCGGTCTGTGAATAGATCAAAGTCCTTGGACTTGTGGTTGTGCCGTTCAAATCTGGAGCCAACAATGTCCCCAATAATCGCACCAAGCATTCCTTTCACCTCTTTCGAGACAGAATATAATAAGGTATGGTCACTTGTCAACTTCCAGGATGTGCGCCGCAAGCATGTCTGCCGTATGCGTCCAGAGGACGTTCGGATACGCATGAATTGCCCTTGTGTAGTCGTTCCACTCTTTCTGGTCTACAAAGGCGCCCATGTGATAACGGATGCACAGGATTTCTTCCATGGTAAGGGACAAATGCTGGGAAAGCAGCATCACCGACTTCTCCCCGTGCCCTTTGAGAACCGCATCGGGGTCGTACTCCCACTTGCTTTCATCAACAAGAGGGATCGGGGCACCGCCACCATAGAAAGTCGCGTCAACCGGATGCCGGTATTGATCCTGCTTGCGAATATCATGGAACATGCCGATGATGTAAGGCGATTCCGGGCGTCCCCACGCCAGGCTATTCTGCTTTGTGAGTTCTACCAGAGAGTTGGTCACATTCAGACTGTGCTCGAATAGACCGCCCTCGTATGCTCCATGGTATTTGGTGCTGGCCGGGGCCGTAAAGAAGCCGTCGCTTTTCAACCTCTCAACGATGTTCTCCGGAAACAGATGCAGAGCAGGCTCCATGCAACTGCGAAAAGCGAAAACGCGACTTTCAACATCGCTATGGTCTGACGCAAATTTATTTTCGTCATTCATCGTCTTTCTCCTTTTAGAGTTTAATTTCAAGCTGCTCACATTGGATGCAGAATCCTCTGTCCTTCATTGCAAGCAGCTGTCGGGCCTTATTGACGGCCCAGGGGTCATCCAAAGGCAGGTTCATACCAGTCGAGTGGTCGAAGTCTTTGAATTCTTCTGCATAGGGAACCTTGGCGGCGATGTCGGGATACTTCTTCTGAACCTCTTCCAGTTCCGTAGCCCATGCCGACCAGGCGCTATCCGAAATGAGGTTATCGTCCATTTTGTAATAGATGATGCTGTGAACGAGAATTTGTCTCCGCCTGCGGTTAAGCAGCTCTGCGACGTCTTTCCTGTTCATGACTCTTGGGGTTCACCTCCAACGGCTTTGTGGCCCAACCGACAAACTTGCCCTCGTTGAAGTTCTTCTTCTTGGACAGAGCCTTGCTGATGGCGAGGTCAATCCCGGAAAAGCTCTTCAGGTGGTAGTAGTTGAGATCCCGGTAGGGCGTATTCAGCCGGTCAATCCGTCCGGCCGCCTGCGTAGCAACCTTGTAGGAATACTGCTGCGAGTAGAATATAATAGTGTCCGTGGTGATGCAGTTCCAACCCTCGCAGCCGGCGGTGTACTGGACGAGGTACACCCACTTTTTTCCGGTAGGGATTTCCTGGTGCTTGTGACCGTTCCACTCCGCAACCTCCGTACCCTCCGGATACCCCAGTGAACGCAAAATATCCAGCTCATAGTCGTAGCTGTAAAAGATGATGGCCCTGGGATGGTCCTCCATGATTTCCAGTATCGCAACAGACCGGGATTCATCCGAATTGGTCACCCGGCGAAGCGCCATGCAGAGTTCGGCTGCGGTTTCAATGGGCCTGTCCTCCCAGGGATTCCATCGCGTCCGCATGACGTCCTTATACCTGGAAATATCATACGAAACCCGGATGTCCTCATGATGGGATACTGTCTGCCGCTTGAAATCCATGTTGACCAGAATCCTGTCCCGAAGCCGGATTAGCCTTCCGGTATTGCGGTAGCCGTCAACCTTCGGGTATTTGGCCCTCCAATCGTAGATCACATGCTGGTCCACAAAGTCGGTCTTGTTGCGGTAGAACCCGTTGGCGATGAAGACCGGAATATAATCCTGCCAGGTATCGCCAGGCGTGGCCGAGAGCAGAAGCCAGTCATTCGACTTTACGATTTTGAGGAACGCCTTGGTCCAGGCGCCATACCCCACCACCCGCTGTTCATCAAAGATAAAGAAGGCGTCCTTGACGTCAACGTACTTACCAATGTTGTTCCAGGAGTCGATGACCACTTTGTTTTTGTAGTAGTTGGCCTCCGGAGTGGGGGAGAGCAGGAACGGAGCCAAATCGCCCTGCCATTCACAGGTGTCCCGTTTTCGTGCAGTGGTGATGATGTAGAGGTCTCTGGGATTCTTCATCGGAATATACTCGTCCGTACCCACTTTGCCGCCCTCTTGCACATAGTAATAAGCGAGGCCGGTCCGGGACTTCCCCGAACCAACCCCGCCGCAGAGGATACAGCCGTTTTTCATCCGATTCAGAGCTTCGAGCTGGTAGTCATATAACTGAATGGCCACGGGGCATCACTTGTCCTCTTTCTCAAGATACTCGTCCGTCCACTTTGCAATGACATTGTAGTAGTTGCCCTTGTTGCCGAGAGCTTTCTTCGCAATCGCCATAGCAAGCCCCTTCTCCGGATCGAACTCGTCGTAAACGGCTTTGACCACAGTCTTGGTGCCATCGGCCCAGAAGACGATAGTGGCTGGCTCGTTGAACATCACGTCCAGAATCTCCGGAACAAGAGCGCTATCGTCAAACCTCCGCAAGGCCTGAACCATAGCGCGATAAGCTGCCGGCGGCTGATTCATCTCCTGGACAGACTCGTAGTAAATCTTGCTGCGTCCCCGGGGCAAAAAATTGCTTCCGGCAACGCAGGTTTGACAGACGGGCGCTCTAAGGTAATTGTCGCGCACGCAGTCCTCGCATCTTGGCCATTTATTCATGTCGCATCCTCCTTAAATAAATCCATAAACGTCCGAATGGTTCTTCTTGTGTGCCATACGTCAGAAAAATACATAGGCGTGAACCAGTAATTTTCCATGCTGTCGCCAGGGGTCATTGGCTCCGTAAGGGCGTTTCCGACCTTGATATAGCCAGCGACCCTGAGCAGGGAGATCTGAATATAACACATTAGCGCCACCAGTTCCTCGATGTCCTGCCCGATGATCAGAATGTGGTTCTGAAAGTTCAGGCCCGCATCTTCTAATTTGTGTCGGGCGGAATTGATTGCGGCAATTAGATTTGCTCCTGCTCCACAGCAGCAGTCATTGATGGAAACATAGCCCTGCTTGTCAATCTGCTCAACAAGGTCGTCCATCGTGATGTCCGCCATCAGTTGGCACACGTGGTATGGCGTAAATATCTGTTTCAGCTCCTCATAGTCGAGGTGCAGATCCATAAACATCTCGCCGAGAAAGTCCTGTTCCGGGTTTTCATCCAGAGCCAGGACCACAGCGGCGTAGAGTTTGGGGAAAATATGCTGCTGAGATTCTTCGTATTTGTTGATGATTTCCAGATACCGTTTCTCCCGCTCATCATAATGGGCTTTATCCACGGTATTGGACATTGCGCAGGCCACCATGACGATGAAATCCCTCCAAATATCAATCGGGCGACATTTTGGAGAAAGCAGCTGCTGAAAATTGGAGCGAAACTCGTGATAATACTCGCTCTTTCGCGTCGACGGCCTGGCTGGAATGTACTCTTTCCGGACGGGACGAGCCGATTCCAGCATCTGTGTGATGGGTGTTCTTTCTTGCCCCATCGCTTTGGGCGGAACAGCCATGGGAGGTTTCCACGGTTCCTCCATGGACTTCGGTTTTGCCCGTGTTCTCGGTTTCTGCTGGGGAGGCGTGGAAGGGTTCTTCGTTTTCTTCTTCCGGGAATTTTTCCAGAATGGCTTCATTCCACACCCTCCTTAAATATCATGCAGCAATTTACCTCATTTGCCATGGTTTTTCTCCTTTCAAAAATAGGAGAGGGCGCCGGCTATCTCCTTATTCACCGACGCCCCCACATTGGTCTTACTCCTCCGGATACTCGTCGCCGGCATACTTCTCGGCGAACTCATCCTCTTCGATGACCACGTACAGCGAACGCAGGTAGGCCTTAACGCCGCTCTTCTCGTTCTTGGTGCCCTCCTGAATCACCCAGTTGTAGGGGCGGATAGTCAGGTCCACATTCCGGATTTCCGCGAAGTCAAGGGTGTCGATGGACTCCTCATCCAGCTTCACCTTCTTGCGCTTGGTAATCATGTAGACCGTGGGCGGAATGTTCTCAAAGCTGACCGCCACCTGAATATAATAGCGGGGCTCCTCGCCGTCCTCACGGGGCGGACGAACACGGACATTCCAGCCGTCATCGATCAGCTTCTGGGCGTCTGCGGCATCTTCGATGTAGACGCAGAAGTTCCGCTGTCCGGCGCGGTTGTACTTGCTCTCTCTGCCGGAGAAGTTCCGGAAGAGCAGGCGGGCGTTCTCGATCACAAGGTTCTCATTCACTCTGGGATTAGCCATAATAAAACTCTCCTTTATTTATCGTTGATTTGGGAAAGGTGTTCGCAGATAATCGTGCCCCTGCGGAGCAATGCGACTTCCTCTTCCAGCTTCTTGACGCGGTTCAGCAGTCGTCCCTCATAAACCATGGCCATGAAAGCCAGCAAAACCGCCAACACGACATTGACGCCGCATAGGAAGAACCGCTCGGTGGCGGCGCAAATGAACGCAGCCAGAACGTCGAACCAGAATATAATCAGCAGAATGGTCATCCTCTTCACCTCACATCAAAGGCGGTAGCGTCATCGCCATAGGGCTCCCCGGGGCCGAACCAGGGTGGCGTGTCATCGTCCGCTTTCACATAGGGGTCGTCGGATACGAACCACTCGAAGTCTCCGTATTGGGAAATATCCGCAACGGCGGCGTCCACCATGGCATCGTAGTACCCCCGGTCGATGCCGTCTTCCTTACCCAGATGCTTGACCATCTCGGACTCCAGCCAACGGTAGCCCTTGGCCCCGCCAGCAGAGGCATAGCTCTTTTCGCCGGTCTTTTTGTCCACGACCTCCCGCAGCAGCAGACCGCCGTTGCAGCCGGGTTTCATAGGACAAAAGGAGCCAACCTTGCCGATGAAAATATAATTGTGGCCCGGTTCGATTTTGGCTTTCAGATCCGCAACGACCTCGTCATAATCCATGGGGTACTGTCCCTCTTTGTCCGGCCATTTTTTCCGCAGTGTTTCAAGCTCTTTCTCATACTCGGATACATCCGGCAGGGTCTCGTTCGTATCCAGGTACAGTGCGGTGGTGACCGACTTGGTCTCGCACATATCCTCGAACACGATCTCTTCCCTGGAGAACAGCTTCTTGAACACGTAGGGGATCTGGAACTGGGTGCCGGTGGCGTTCCATTCGCCGGGGTGTTTCCGAATATCACCGGGCACATAGCCGTAAGCCAGCTGGCATTTCTCCGCCGTGGCGTACTTGGCGATGTAAACGGCGTTGTTCACCAGGCACATCCGGTCGTAGGTAGCCTCGTGCTCAAAGGTATAGCCGTACTTCTCACCGTACTTCATCACAAAGTCGATGATGGCCGGCGTTGCGTCCGGGATTTTGATGGAGTCCGTCTTGATATGGGCAACAGTAAAGCCCTGTTTCTGGACCTCGTGCTTGAGGTTGACCATGAACAGGGCTCCGCGTTTGGCGACGATATTGTCTTTGTTCCGGTTGTCCCGGAAGGGGTTCTCAAAGTTGGCCGAGGTTAGGCCGTAGACCGAATTGATGGCGATTTTCAGTGCCTGGGCCAGAGCGTCTGCCGAACCCTCATCCGTCAGATACTTGGTCAGTGCGCCGTTCAGCATCTTCCGGGCCTTCTCAAAGTTCTTGTGTTTGATCTCCATACGGGCGTCCTTGATCTCCTGGAACCGCTTGGTGTACTCGGGGCCGAACAGCTCCTCCGCGATGATGCTGGAGGGGTGCATGGAGGCAATGTCCAGCAGGGCGATGTCGCCGTACATACCCGGCTCGGCATAGACGTAGCCGCCCTCGCCAACCTCCTCACCGCGATAGAGGGACTTCCCGCCCTCGAATTTGTATCCGGGGAAGATGGGGCGTCCCTTCTTGTCAAAGGCGGTGAACTCATCGAACTCAGGTTCTCCCATGGTAAAGGGCAGGTCCCGGTTCGGGTCATAGATCTGCGTCGTGTCGCCCATATTCCGGTAATTGAACTGGTCCTGGGGGCGCTTGTTGCCGCCAAATATAATTCTGGTGGTGAGGGAGTTGGTAGTGTCGTTCACCGTCATCCCGGCCACGTCCGCCAGGATCTCCCGGGCCACAAAGTCGGCTTTCCGGGCATTAAAGACGGCCTCGGTAGCAATGACATCGTTGTCGCAGTATTCCGCGACCTTCTGCCACATCTCCTCCGGAACCGGCTGGTCCCAGGGAAGACCCAGCTCCTGGTGATGAAGGCCCAGCTCGATCTCCCATTTCTTCAGGCTCTGCTTGACCGAGCAGAAGTCATACACGTCCGTATAAGAGACGTTGTAGGCCTCCCCAAAGAAGCAGTTGGTGCTTCGGGCCTTTTTCTCGCTGTTGATGATCTTCTGGGACAGGTTGTAGAGCTGCTCGTTGGTGTAACCCATCAGCCGGGCGTACAAAATATGATTGTCGTACCGGCGGCAGTTGAACCCCACCAAACGGAACTTCATCAGCTCCTCGATCTCCGTGGGCTTGGGGTTGATCATCCGGACCACGGTTTGACCGGGGCCTTCGATCTTCCAGTTCACCAGGAACAGATTGGGGAATACCTCTACATCATAAAAGACCAGCTTGGCCTCGTCGTTTTTCACCCCCTGCCCGTCCTCGGCGGATTTGAAGGGCATCTTATTCACCAGCTTGATGCAGTATTCCGCCTGGTTGGTGCTGTTGGCGGCGAAGGCCAGGACCGCGTTGCGCATATCGGTGACGTCGTAGGGCATACCGCTCTCATAGGCGTCCGTCAGAATCTTGTGGATAAAGTCGATAGAGGGCTTAGTAGCCGGATGGATTTCCTTATTGAGGTTTCGCTTGATCTGAACTCTAAGCCCTTTTTCGCTTTGAATGACTTTGGAATTTACCACATTGTTTTCTCCTTTCAACGGTAATCCAGAGCTTATCGTAGCGATAGGCAGGTTGTTGCATTTGGAGAGCTTGCGGCGCAGGGAGCTGTTGCCGGTAAAGACCTTGACCTCGATGTGGTCGTCGTAAATCCGGCTGAGCCGCGTCGGGTCTCCGGAATAAATATAATGCAGGTGGATGCCGCAGCCGCTCTTGCTTACCTCCGCATAAGTGGCCGGCCACTTGCTCGCCTCGGCCAGATTCCGCTCAAAGGACTTCTGGCCCTGCTCATCCGGAATATCAAAGTCGATGACGATGTGGTTTTCCGGGAGCTTGACGTAGTGCAGCTTGCTGGTGTCCAGGGCGGACAGCTTTGTCCGGACACGCTCCCATTTGTTACGGGGCGTGCCTTCTCCGCCTGCATACTGGGCGGGGCAGTCGGCGCAGTCCTTGTCAAACGCCGAAGCCTGCCCCTCCACAAAGTCGATGGTGGGGTGAGGGGGCGACACCGGCTTGTCCTCCGGCGCCTGTTCCTCAAATTTTTCCGTCCGAAACCCGCTGTAATAGTTCCGAACGCGGGACCCGTCCCCCATGCTGAACCGCTCCTCGTAACACCGGAAGTAGTTCTTCAGCTCCTCCTTAAATATCATGCGGGAGACGGGGTAGGGCACCTTGGCGTCCTCGCAGTAGACCTTATACATCTCCCAGGCCGACTTCAGGGACACGCCATCGTCCCGTTTGAACACATGATAGGAGTCCACGATGAAGTTATAAAAGTCATTGGAGGCCCCCATCATGGCGATGGGAATATAATCGTTGTAGTAGTCCGGGTCCTCCAGATAGACCTCCTGACAGTGATAGGCAATGCCGCCCAGCTCGAAGGGGATTTGCCGGGTCAGCCTCCGGTACTCGTCCGGCGGAACCTTGTCCCCGGTGGGCGTCACGTCGATCAGCCTTCGGATGACGCCGGATTTCGCGTCCGTAATCTTGACCGGCTTGTTGGTTCCCATGATGAGGAAGGTCTTAAAGCGGTTGGAGTAGGCGGAGCGGAACTTTTCGTTGACAGTCATCATCTCGTGGGACACCAGCGAATTGATGCGGGTGTTGTCCTCGATGCGGGAGAGGTCGCCGTCATGCTGAATGGCCACCAGCGGATTGGCGCGGAAGGCCTCCAGAGCAAAGGCGTTGCTGGAGGAGCCCAGGTCCTTGGCGCTGAAGCTGGTGTGGTATCCCTCGAAGAGCTGCATGATCACATTGATGATGGTGCTCTTTCCGGTGCCCACCGCTCCGTAGAAGACCAGAAACTTTTGCAGCTTCTTGGACTCCCCGGTAACGATAGCCCCGATGCACCACTCGATCTTGTGCCGCTCCTCGGGAGAATATAATGTGGAGACCAGACGCTCCCACGCCGGAGTCTCCCCCGGCTCCAGGGGGTAGGGGAGGGACTTGCTGGCGTAGTCGCGCTTGGTCACTTTCGTGTTGGAGAATATCAGCTTTTCATCGAGCATATGGAACTGGTCTTTCATCTGCTTCTGGCAATACTTGTGCCAGGTGTCGATCATGCCAGTTTCCGCGTCCCACATATGGAGGACGCGAATGTTGCCGTCAAAGCGCGTGCGGTTTTCTTCTGCGTATCGGTCCAGCTCACGGTCGATCAAGTCGACCGCGTCCTGTTCATCAGTCGACCACATACCCCGTTCGTCAATCCAGATTGCATAGAAGTCGCCGCCTCTGATCATGAGGTCGCTACTTTTCTTGATGATAAACTTGGGATAGATCTCGATGATGCCGCGTTTCCCGCTGCGCGTTGAAATCATCAAGAAGTCCAGCATCGGGTCACTTACTCTCCTTTATCATACTCCAGCTTTTTCACACGGACCGAAAGCTGGTAGACCTGTTCCTCCCGCTTCCGGTTCTCCGCCGCCAGGGCGTAAACGCCCACAACTGCGGCAACGGCGAGCACGGTCAACATGCTGCTTTTACGGCTCAGCTTGGCCACCCGCTTCTCAAAGGCCTGGAAGTTGTGGTTTACCAGGGCCGTCAAGTCCTCCAGCGTGCAGATATCCACGAATTTCCCCTTTTTACTCATGCTAAATGCCTCCCTCCCTGATGATTTCGCGCAGGTAATAGTTCATCTGATACCAGATTTCCGTGTTCCGCATGTCGCGGCCGTTGTCCACGGTAAAGAGCCCGCCTTCGCCGTTGCGTCCGTACCCGCGTTCCAGGAACCGCTCCAGCGTCTGATCAACAAAATATCGGTCAAACTTCCGGTCGTCCATGGAGCCGAGCCCCAGGCTCACCAGCATACTCCAGAACCACTGCCCCGTCCGGTCTCCGGCGTCGGGGTCGTCCATGATGTGCTCCTCGCAGCGGATGGCGAGGGCGATCATCATTTCCAGAATGCTGCACGGGCGGTCGTCCAGGCAGGACGCGACCATGGCGTCAGAATATAATTGCTCGCGACCGAACCGATATCTAAGGTCGATGCCGTCTTCGGCCCGGTTGCCGTCCATCGGAATCGTATAGGTGAATTCCGTATCGTAAAGCCGCGCAAACAGCTTGCGATAGGACTTGTTAGAATATCGGTCGTCGACCACGAGCTGATACATCCAGTCAAAATACTGGTCAATCAGTTCATCCCGGGTCAAGCGTCAGACCTCCCTTTCAAATTTTCGGAGGAAGGGTGGAGCGGAATTCCGCGTAACTGCGCAGATCCCGCAGGATCTCGTAGTCGCACCGCTTGGGGTCGCTCCGGACAAAGACGGAATCCTCCTCGTACTCCCCGAAGTGGTTCAGGGCGTCCCCGACGATATCCTCCGGCTCGTCGATGATGACCCCGTTCTCATCGGAAAGGATGCCGTCGTCAAAATAGGTCAGGCTGATCTGGGCGTAGCCGTCCATCTCCCCAAATTCCTTCGGGGAGATGACATAGGGGGCCTCCACCTCATGCTCCGGCTTCGGGGGCACCGAGGTGCGGGAATATCCAACCCGGCTGACCATCTTGGCGTAGTCGTTGATGTCGCCCTTCTCCTGGTTCTTGTTGGCCGCCAAAACGGTTTTGGGCGCCTCCTCCGGCTCGTCCTCTTTGGCCAACTGCTCCTTCAGAGCGGCGATCTCCTCCTTCAGCTGCTGCTCCCTGGCATAAAAGGCCTGCTTGGCGGAGTCAATCTCCTGCTCGGAAAGCTCGTCGTACCGCGTCTTGGCGACATACCATGCGGAAACGCCCCCCAGTGCGGCGCCTGCGAGAAAGGCCAGCGCTGTGCCAAGTTTACTCATTGTAGTCCTCCTCTTCGTCTTTAGTGCTCATGACGGTAATGGCAAGGCCCCCGAACAGCAGCGCCGCGCTGATCAGGAGCCCGCCGGTGATGTGGCGTTTTCTTCTGGTGTTGACCGCGTAGTCCAGCATGGACACCAGATTTGCAAATCCCTCCATACCGCTTACCTCCTGGACAAAATGGTGACGCCGCCGACCAGGCAGAGTCCCGATACGGTGGCCAGGGCGTAGGACAGCAGGGCTTTGATGCAGGTTTTCATAATGCGCGCCTCCTTTACTCATAACTGGAAAAATAATGCGCCCCCACCTGGAACAGGGGGACGCCGTAGGAATGATAGTGGCCAGTCCGGAAGAAGACCACCTCGCTGTTCGTGCGGTTCTCCAGCTCCTCCCGGACCAGCTGAACCAGCTCTTCCTTCACATAGCAGCGCTCGATACGCTCTCCATACATGCCGGCAAACTGGTTCTTCTGATAAATCACGTCGTGGACATTGTCGGGAAACCGGGGGTCGTCCACTCGGTTCAAAATGGTGTCGATAACCAGCCGCTGGCCCTCCTCCGGCTCGCCTTCCGCCTCCGCCATCACGCAGAGGGCGATCAGGTCGATCTCCTCCTGGGTCAGCGTGACGGCGTTGGGCTCTTCCATCGGTTCCTCCGGCTGGACGACAGGGGCCTTGGAGACCACAGGCTGAGGAATATCAGCCCGTTTCTCCGTCAGGTTGACCTGTTCCGCAACCGCATGGACCGGGGTGGCAACCGGCTCCAAAGCGGCGGCAGGCTCATACTCCACACAGAAGGACGCTCCGGTGAGCATTACGGCTGCAAGCAGCAGGGTCGCCAAAAATTTCTTCATGGCTCAGCCCTCACAGCGTCTGGTGGGTGGCCAGCGCGTCGGTGATGTCGCCCACCACGTTGAAGTCCAGGATAAAGGACCGCTCGTAGCCGTTCACGAAGTCCACCGCCTTCTCGCGGCACACCTCGAACATGCCGAAGTCCACAAAGTTGTCCCCCATGGGCTCTCTGGGGTCATAGATCCAGCCCACCACGGCGCCGGCCTTGGTCAGGCGGAAGCCCAGCATCTCATAGACCTCGTTGAGGAACAGGTGGCCGCGGGACTTGAGCCGGTCGTTGGCCTGGGCCTGAAGGGCCAGCAGGTAAAATTTGTTCTGCTCGGCGTTCTTCATGTAGGCGGGGTGGCCTTCGTCAAAGATACGGGCATAGGGGCTGTACTTGGAGGGGTCCCAGCCCTCGGCGGCTACGTCCACCGTCTCCTTGACCTTCTTCTCTTTACCATTCTCGTCCACCACCGTGGTCTCGATCTCCTTGGCCTTGATGTTGTAGCGCAGCTCCTTCTCCACCTGCTCGCCGAACCGCTCCAGCACACGGCCGCGGTAATCCTTAAAGTGTTTGTCCAGGGTGGCATAGGCCGCCGCCAGCGCCATGTTGCGCTTTCTCATGAGCTTGTGGCTGGTGAGGATGCAGGTGATGGACGCCGCGCCCAGCAGAACGGCGGGGGCATATAGCCTGATGTACTGGAAGCCGGTGTGGGCGTAGACCTGCATACGGTCGCCGCGGGCGTCCTCCTTGGTGTAGGTCTCTCCGGCCTGGGTAACGCCGGAATCCTCGGCGCTCTGAATCCGTTCGACGTCGTCCTGGGTCTTCTCTGCCACCTTGAGGGCCTTGGGAGTGGCTTGGCAGGCCATGACGGCGCTCACCACCACGCCGACCACGCCGGCGGCAACCAGGATTTCAGGGCTCTTCTTCTGAAGCTGGAACCCCACCTTGTTGAAGGTCAGGCACACAGATTTCATGATTTCATTGGTTTTCATCGTCAAATATCCTCCTTAGAAAATGATCTCGCAATAGATTTATAGATTTTCCCCACGTTCTGGAGATTTCCGTTGAACTCCTCCAGCAGGTCGTCCAGCTTGTCGTCGAATTTCTCGGCGATCTGCTCTTTGGCCTTCTGCACGACCTCCTTCTTGAGCTTGCTCTCGTCGATCTGGGCGACGTTCTTGGCGATCTGGTCCGCCACGCCGTCCGAAATCGCGTCATACTGGGCTTTTACCGCCGTGCCCACCCGGCTCTCGATCTCCCGCTTCGCGTCGGCCATGACCTCCTCCGTGGCCCGCTTGACCGCGGAATAGGACTCCCGCTCTACGGCCTTCTGAACCGCCTGGTCAATGACCTTTGCGGGAATATCAATCTCGGTGTTGTTGGCCAGGTTGTCGATGCTGGTGTCCAGCCGGTCGCACATCACCTTCATTTTGGAGTGGACGCCGATGGCGTAGCCCACGCCCACAAGCCCCAAAATGCAGATGCCGATTCCTACAAATGAATCTGTGTTAATCCGCATGGCGCTCCTCCTCATGCTCTCTCATGTATTCGTAATACTCGGTGTCCGTGGCGAAGAGCATCCACCGGCCGCCCACCAGACCCTTGTAGCCGCTGGAGGTCAAATATCCATACATGGCTGTGGCCTCCTTTTAGTTGATCTGGACCGTCCTCGGAAGCTGCAAGGTGTAGCCTTCCCGGGTCCGGATGACCTTTGCCGACTGAATATCCGTCCAGCCATAGCGGTTGGCCGTGTAATTGCGGCAGGTGATGCCCGCCAGGTCGTAGAGGTCGGCCACTGACGCGATGCCGTAGTTGGCGATGGCCGATTCCAGCTGATCCAGCACCAGCTCGGCGTCCCCGCGGGTCTCAAATATAATGTCGTCATATTCAAAGCCCGCGGCAGCTCTGGGCCGTCCGTACTCTCTGCGGTCATCCCGCCTGTCGTCCCAGTAGGTGAGCCGGGAGCGTCCGTCCCGCTTGCTCCTGCTTCCGCCGATGCGCCCGGAGTCGCCGAAGAGCACAATGCTGATCACGTCGGCGATGGCGTTCTTGATGCCGGGGATAATCACGTCCATCATGATATAGGACTTGACGTTCTCCCCGTCCTCCGGGACAAAGATGTTGACGAATTTCCGGGCCTCACTCTTCTTCCGGGTCTTGGCCGCTCCGGTCACCACCTTTTCCAGCTTCTTTTCCGCTTTTCCCGGTGCGGTAGAATCCGTTCTCTCCCTTGCGCTGTGGGAGTTGTTGGGATACTCTGCCATTACGGTTCCTCCTTGTAAGTGATGGGCTTGGGCTGGGGGAGTGTGATGATATAGCCGTCGTCCGTCTGGACGATCTCCGCCCCGTCCACGGAGGTCCAGCCAATCCTTGTCATCTCGTATTTGAAATCGTGGATGCCGGCCAGCTCATACAAATCCGCCGCCGTTGCGTTGCCGTAGGTGCTGATGAGGGTCTTGAGCCCGTCCAGCACCTGCTCGGCGTCCTCCCCGGTCCCAAAGATGGGCTCTTCGTACTTCACACGGTCGTACCTGTTTTCCACGGCATACCGGATCGCTCTCCGTGTCGCCAGGCTCCCCAGCGCCATACCGCCCAATAACAACAGGGTGTTTTTCAAAATACCTCTCATGATGCAATTTTCTCCTTTCAAAAGCAAAAAAGGGAAAGCACCTGAAACAGGTACTCTCCCCCGGCGAACCTCTCTTCTGCTTACTTTTCAGAGTTCCCCTCGTCGGAATCCTCCGCAGTCTCTTCGACATCGGCGTACTCGACGTCTACCGCGTCGGTCCCGGCCTTTCTGGCAGCCTTCCGCTCGGCCAGCTTGGCGCCCGCAAACCCCCAGAGCTTCTTCGCCCCGCCAATCACGGCGTAAGCCAGGAAGCCTCCGACGATTCCTGCGACCAGCGCGCCAGCGTTTCCGCTGTCAACGGCCTCATCGACCTCCACGGTCTCGTCCATAACCTCGTTCTCCATCACTCTTGCGTTCATCTCTTCCATGTCAAGTTCCTCCTTGTAAAGTTAGGTTCATTGGATGGTTCTCCATAATAGGAGATGCAATTTCTGCGGATGTCACCAGCCCAGATAGACCGGCGGGACCCGGTGCCCCAGCACCAGATAAGGGACGCCGTCCACCAGCTGGGAGCTGAAGTCCAGCTCAATGTAGCCCTTGTCGATGTCCCACCCCATGGTCTCTCCGATAGAGTCGTCGCAGGGCTCCAGGCCTATCTCCATCAGAAACTCATTGACGGTGATCTTCACCTCGTCCCGCATCCGCTTGTTCAGCGTGTTTTCCGCCCGGCGGAGGCTCTCGATGTCCGACTTGAAGCAGGTGTTGGTCAGCGGGTCGAAACAGGGGGTCTCGCCCCGTCCGGTGGAAATGAATTCCCGCTCTTTGACATTGGCCTTCTCCAGCTTGTCCTTGGCCACCGCGTCCCGGATGGCCTGCTCCTTCTTCACGCCGACCACCTCAACCGCCTTGTCCCGGTACTCCTTCAACGCGGTCTCCGAAATGGTGTAGGCCGTGACCAGGGCCGCGTTGCGCCGTGCGCTGATGGAACTGGCCCCGATGATGCAGGCCGCGGAGCATACGCCGGCGACGACCGGGGGAATATAACATTTCCAGGTGGTCTTGACGATCTCGCCGGTGGTCAGGCGCTTTCCGTCTCGGATTTCCTTTTCGTCCACCATCCGCAGGGCCTTGGGGGTGGCCTTGACCGCCATCACAGCGGCGGCGGTCATCCCGGCGATGCCGATGCCTGTCAAAATCTCCGGGCTGTGCTTTTTCACGGTTTTCTGCAACGCTTTCAGGGCGTTTGAAATTGCTTGTTTGTTCAAGACGCCATCTCCTCTCATAAATATCAATGTTTTCATCGCTCCAGCTTCTCGATCTCATCGAGGAATCCCCTCACGGTTTCGGCCGCGATCCGAAAGATCCGGTGCTGCTGGTCCGTGACGCAGGTCTCGGCGTATAGCCCCAGCTTTGCGGCGAAACGCTCTACCGTCTCAGAGGCCAGTGTCCACGGGTGGTCCCAGACCTGTTGCAGCAGCTCCTCCACCGCCCAGCGGGAAAAGCTGACTTCCTCCGCCTCGTGCCTGGGCCAGTCGGACCTTGGCGGCTCCTCAAAGCCGTTCAGGACCTCCATGAGAAAGAGGATCGCCCGTTCGTTCATGGACAGCGGCTCCTGCAAAAGCAAAGAGCCCCGGTCAGGGCTCCTCGCTTTCCTTTTCTCCATGTTCACGGGCGGCCAGTGCTTCATTTACCTTCTCCTCGATAATCGCGTCCTGCTCCCTTCCGTCAGCCCAGGCGGACAGCAGTGTGCCGATCCCGCCCAGGGCCATACCTACAAAGGACAATACCTTAAATATCGTTTTCGAGTCCATAAAGTCAAACCTCCTGTTAAATATAGATTCTCCATAATAGGAGATGCAATTTCTGCGGAGCCCTCAGAGATCCATGTCCTCGTATTCACGCTCGCTTACCGGCGGGAAGGGTGCGTCGATGATGTAGCACTCCACCTCGCCGTTGAGCCCGTCGTCCACCACGGTCTTTTGGTGGTCAAAGTCCACCCAGTAGAGCCCGTCCGAAACCATCCAACCCACCTCGTCCCCGCCGGCCACTGGGTCAATACCCAGGAACTCGTAAAACTGGTTCAGGGTAATGAATCCTCCGCCCAGGGCAAAGTTCCGGTTGAGGTGGTATTCGGCCTGGAGCACCTGGCTGATGGTAGCCTGAAAATACCGCTCCGAGATGGCGTCGTAGAACAGCCGCTCCTCCTCGCCGGCGTCCTCAAAGTCCAGAGAGGACGACCCGATCAGGGTGCCCGCGTAGATGGGCTGCTTTTTGCTCTTTTCGGCAGCTAAGGCTTCCATGATCCTCCGGTGGGCGTCTATGCCGTGGAGCTCCTTGACCTTGCGCTGGTAATCGTTGTAGGACCGGCTGACCAGGGCGTAGGCGCTGACCAGAGCCGCCTGCTGACGCCGGTTGAGGGCATTTGCTCCGAAAATACACCCGATTACAGCGATTCCCGTGGCCGCCGCCGGTACATAGCATTGCCAGCAGGCTCCTATCGTCTCCATTCGGGTCAAATTTCCGCCATTTTCCGCCTTTTTGACCGCTTTTGCCGCCTCAATGCGCTTGAGGGCCTTGGGTGTGGCTCTGACCGCCAGAGCCGCCGTAGCCACCACCCCCGCCGCGCTAATAACGGTCAATATCGTAGGTGCCGCCTTTTTGACCGCTTTCCCGGCTCCGTGGAGCAGGGTCGTTTTTGCATTCACGTCCGTATCCTCCTTAAATATAATCAAAGATGTGGTGCTTCCGGCAGATCTCGCAGAATTCCTCCTGCAAAGCCCGGCGCACCTCCACAACAACCGGGACTGCGGGCGGCTCCGGCGTCTGAATGGAATGACCCAGCTCCTGTTCCACGAAATCCACTACCTTTCCGGCCGTACCCTCCAGAACATAGCCGGTATAAGCGGTAATGACAAGCTTTTCCCGCTCTGTCAGCTTGGGCTTGCAGCGGAACCGGCGGTATTCCTTGAGAAGCTCCTGAATACCGAAGTCCTCGGCGGCCTTCTTCCAGTCCAAATGGCGTTTGTCCGCGTCGAGCACCACCATGCCATACTTGATGGACCGCACCAGCTCCTCCACGCTGGCTCCGTACCAGCACATGTCGCCGATCAGATTGGTGGTCTTGCCCAGCTCGATCTTGTGCTGGTTGGGGTGCTTGAAGACCGGTATTACCTGGCCGGGAATGGCGTACTGGCTCTTGTAGTCAAACTTCTGGAGCTCCTCAAAAGCCTCGTCGGTCAGGAAGGGGCGGATGCCGCGCTCGCTCAGAATATCAAGATAGGTCTTAGCCATAATGTTTTCTCCTTTTCGAGTGTTAAATCTGAATCACTGCGTCGGGATTGAGGACCACAATGGAGTCACAGTCCCACCCATACAAAGCGAGATATAAATCATCGGCCCGCTGGTCTTGGTATTCCTCCCCATACCAGCAGAGTTCAACAGCGTCAATTCCTCGCCGCAGACATTCCACAAAGTCAATTTCCTCCCACATGCCGGGCGGAACGTCTCTCACCATCGGAAGCTGTCGCAGATCGTTCAAATTATGAATGACCGCTACTTTTTCCGGATTTCGCATGATAAACTGAAATGAGGGTTCTGCGGCGCAATCCCGAAAGGAATTCTCCTCGCACCATTTGGCCCAGCCGTAGGACGCACGTTTTCTCGATGCCCATAGACCTCCGTGGGGCTTTACCCAGGAGTATTTCGTGTTTACCACCGGAAACCCATGGCTCGGATCGAAGGCGTCCGCGCCATAATGAATGTAAACTTCTCCAGTCATTGTTTCTCCTTTTCCGTTTAATCAAAATATAATCCGTCCAGAATGGACTGGGCCGCGTCCCTGGAGATAGAAAAGACGAACCGTGGGTCGTCCTCTTTTGCTGTGGCAGACATCCTCTCCACAAATCTCGCTACTACGGCGGTAGGAGAGTCTCCTTTATGCCTGCCAATCTCCTGGAGCAGCTGTTGCAGGGTAAATTTCTGAATGCTGAGCTCCTCAAAATACTGGTCGTTGGGCGGAGCAAGCTGCATGTTGTATTCGATGTCGCCGATAAGGTCCTGTATAAAATCCCCCATGACCACATCGGGGGATCCAATTTCCGCTTTCATGGCGTCAGGGCTCGTAGGGGACCTGCTCCACGTCCCCGCCGGGAACGGTCACCGACCGCATCAGCCGCCCGGTCACCTCGTCAAAGTAGATGGTGTCCGCCATGTGGTCCCAGTCCTCGAACTGCTCCGAGATATTTTTGCCACGGGACCGCCGCAGGGCAATCAGCTCCTCGGCAATGACCCGCCGCCACGCCCTGGCAACCGGCTTCCGACTCTGGGCAAGGACGTTGTAGAGTCCGCTCTCGGTGAGGAACGTCACCCGCCGGTGTTGACCCGCCACTTCCGATGACAGCACCAGCCTCTCGTCCTCTTCGCAAAGGTTGGTCAGGTTCCAAATATTGTTCGGCCCATAGTCCATCAGCTCAGCGACGTCCCCCGCCTTGAACAGGGGCTCGTCCAAATCCCGATACACCGGGAGGGTACAGGTCTTGAACTTGATCTCGCCCACAATTTTAACTTCCATGCTCATTTTCTCCTTTCAAATATTGCTCCGTTTGTATTCTTTTGCCCGGTCCCGCAGCTGTTGGAACAGAATATCCGTGAGACCCATCGCAAATTCATTGATTTTCGCCTGCGCCCCGTCTGGCAGAGAGGCAATGCTCGACACGTTATAGGTGGCGAATATGGCCCGCTTTACAATATCCCAGCCCGTCTCTCCGGAAATCCGGTTTGGAAACACAAAGGCGCGGTCCTTGGGATGATGATACGAGCGGTTGAACTCCCTTGCCAATTTGAGAAAGTGCTGATGCGCCGGCCGCAGGAAATCCCTCTGTTTGCACTTTTTGCAGTCCGGACCGGCGTCCGTGAATCCGTTCAGTTCGTATCCGCACGACCGAACCAGCTTCGCAATGTCGTCCAGGGTCTTTTTCCCCGCGCCCCTCGCCTTTGCAATGTCGTCGCGGGTCAAATTCAAAATATCCCCTAACGTGCGAAGACCGAGACGATGCGCCAGAACATTGTAAGCGCGTACTGAGAACACATCGTCTTCGAGGTGCTCGCTCCAAAGAACTTCAAGCTCCGTGTCCAGCGGCCGTTTCTCCATGGTAAACTCCTTTCCAAACTTGTTTTTTTCTCCATGCAAAAGCGAAAGAGAAAGTGCCGGACTCGAACCGGCGGCCTCAGGCATTTCAGCCTGCGCTCTACCATTGAGCTAACTTCCTCTCCATAATAGGAATTGCAAAATCTGCGAAAACCTAAGAGAGGCAGGTGGGTTTCCGTCTTGCGTTGCCTACTACCACCTTCGCTTCGTAGCTCGCTGTATGCCTCTCCACAATAGAACCTGCGGAATCTGCGGAAGAAAGACAAAAGCCCCTGTTATGGGGCCTCTGCCTCAGAGCCCGATGCTCTTCAATAATTTGTCAAGCTCTTCCTTTGTGAGCTCCAGATCGACGTCCAGATGTACGTGTGTCTTTTCATCAACCACCGTTGTCCGCAGCCGGTTGAGCCGAATATCCATATCGTAGCCCAGCTTCTTACGCACAACGGTCCTTGCGATTTTTGATACAAGTCCTGTTGTAAATTTCGATTCCAGTCTCATTTCGTCCATGCCCCTTTACCTCCTTTTACGAGCATCGTTCTCCGTAATAGGAGCTGCGAAATAAGCGCAAAAATAAAAGGAAAAGCCCTTGTCTGGGCCGTTCCCTTTAATAAATCCAGTTTTCTTTTGCAAAGAACAGCGGAACTGCAATCATCCCGATAAATACCAGCGCCGTGGCGTCCTGCTCCAGGAATGTCGGAACACTCCCGCAGAGCATCAGCCCCACAGCGTACAGCTTGTTCTTGAATGTTTTCATAAACCGCAACCCCTTTCAAAATCAGTTGGTTTCTCATAAAGGAGGTTGTCAAATCGGCGTATGGTCGAAGACCGTCTCCCAGGGCTGCTTGGGCAGGGGCTTCATCTTCAGCGCCCACATGATCTGCCGGATGGTCACGGTGGGGTAGAGGCCGTCCGTACCCGTCCCGGCCCGGCGGTCAAAGAACGCCCGAAACCGGGGGTGCAGATATAATGGGTCCGTCAGCCACTCGTCTACCTCGGCCCAGAAGGTGTGCTTCGTCTCCGGGTCGTACCGCTGCTGAATCACCGCCAGACCCCGTTCGCCGACAAGGAACAGGGTGCAGTGGTTATAGACCGGATGGTCGCAGCAGTAGCGCTGTCCGTACATGGAAAGATAAATGGGCGGCTTCTCGTAGTGATAGCGCATGTCTGCCTCCAAATATAAAAGAGGAAAAGCCCCTGTTACAGGGCTCCTCCTCTACGTTGGTCATGCTTAGTCGTCGAACATTCTGCACGACGGCTTGCAGTAGGGGTATGGGCCTCCGCACGCTCTGCACCCGGCGGGCGGCATGTCGTTCCGGAAGACCAGGTAGTCATCGCCTCTTTCATCCTGTACGAGCTCCATCGGATCTCCGCTCTCATACTCGTACTCCATCTCGTCAATCTCCCATCCGCAGGACGGGCAGGCGTAAATATCACAACCTCCTCTTGGGTCTTCTCTCCGGTCCATCACCGCCCCGCACCGGTTGCAGATCGCGAACCCCCGGTTCAGGTAGTCCATCAGTTCGTCTCCTGCCGGCCGAATGACCTTTTTACCCTTCTTACGCATTTGCATTACCTCCTAAGTCGTCCGGGCCTTGCGGCTCCGGCTGATATTGAGGTAAAGAGCGCTCTCTCCTCATAAAACGCCTTGTAAATTTGGCGAGGACTATGGTAAAATGGAGACATCCTTTATGTATGGAGGGGCGAATATGGCTGTTTGTATAGAATGCGGCAAAGAGTTTGATGTTGCCGCCGTGAGACGAAAGCTCAGTCGAGAATATTATAAGGGTGTTTACGACGATCAATACCCAGACGCCAATGTTTGCTATGATTGCGCTCTTCCCGACATCAGCGCCAGTTGGGGGACAGGAGAAGACCAAATCAAAGACATGGGCTCCGGTTGGGACCCTGACTAAAAAAGCAAGAGTCTTCGTCAGACCCTTGCTATTGCGGAGTTATCCGTTTGGAGTGCGTCTTTTCTCGTCAATGATTTTGAAGTTATTGATCCATTTTTCCATCAACGCGATGGGCTCTCGCATAACCGCCGCAATTTCTTCTGCATTTTTCCCAGCGTCATATAAGCGGCGTGCACGCCCAATGCGTAGAATCAATTTTGAACGTTTCAATTCTTCTGTCATTTTCATTTGCGAAACCTCCTTAAATTCAGATTTCTCCATAAAACACCATGCCGAATATGCGGATAAAACGAAGAGACTGTGCTGTCTGCACGGCCTCTTCATTTTCTTTTCGAGCCTATTCGTTACTTTGTCGGCCGAAAACGGCTGAACAGATTCCTGAACGTGGTGGACGAGTAAACCCCGGACTCCTCAAACTTGAATCCCCGTCTCATCCAGATGCCGTAGAACATCAGCGGCAACACCAGTTCCGCGCCGGCTACCGCAATGCGCACATACCGGTCGATCTTCTGCTCCCGAAGCTGACGGTTCTGAAGCTCCTCCTCACGGGCGCGGTCGGCATCCTTGCAGGCAAGCTCCTCCCTGCGCTGTCTGCCGTCCATCTCCCGCCGCTCGGACTTCTCATCCACGTCGGCCTGGGCCCTGATCTCCTCGATACGCAGCTTGTGCAGCGCCGCCAGATCCCGGATCGCTTTCGCTCTCTCCTCGTTTCCGGACGGAAGGGTCCGCAGATTCGCGAGCTCCGTCTCGATCACATCATCCAACAACGTTTTAATCTCTGCCATATGCTTTTTCTCCTTTCAAAAATCAGAATTGGCTCCATAATAGCCGATGTTATTCGTGCGTACCCGGCGTTCGATGTCTCTTGCGGCCGCAGGGCTGTGGTGCTATACTCATAAAAAGAACTATTATTCTTCGGAAAGGATGGCTTATACCCATGACGATTTATGCTACGCAAGAGAGACCTGGCCGTGTCACGCATAGTTATTATTGGAATGAGTATCGCCTGGAAGATGGCCAAATTGTCCTTTACAGATGTGGACGGAAAAGGATTTTCGATGGTCGGGAAAACGAATGGGTCCATTCCGAACGGCGAAAGACCTCCTGGACCATTGACGATCCTGATTTGCCGGATTGGTTGCACAAGTATATATCGAAATGAAAAGAAAGGGGCGCCCGTTATCGGACGATCCCCTTCTTTTTCGCGTATTTCAACAATTCATCGTCATCTCTGAGAAGGTCGTCGCCCATATCGACCCCTTTCCAAATCATACGGTCTCCCAGTTCCGTCAAGCAGGAGCCGATATCGACCAGCCACTGTGTCATCCAGAGTTTCAATTTCTTCATTACAATACACCTCCATAAAGGCCTATGTCATTCGTGCGGCAGGAAGTCCTTTACCTTGACCCGGAAGACCACCCGTTTCTTTCGCATAACGGTTCGTATATCCGTATCCAGCTCAAGATATAAATGAGGACCTTCGTCCGCGAAATCGGAATGGTCCACCCGCAGGTCGCCGACCGGACGATCCTGGAACAGACGCATACCGATCAAAATTCCGATACAAAGCGCCGCAATCGCTGCAATAATCTCCAAATTCAACCCCTCCTTTGACACTGTTTTCTCAAATTTTCCACCCGGGAATTTTTCAGGATATCACTCTAACACGCTTTCCGGCCGGCTGCGTATGGAAAATAGAAAGCAAAGGGCCTGCTCAGCCCTTGCTCCTGGATTTGAGTTTCCATTTCAGCTGTTCCAGCTTTGTGGAAGCCGCGTTCCTGACCTCCGGAATGGACGCCAACGCGACCGCCATCGTAACGGCGGGCACGATCACCTGTCCGATCCAAAGCCTCAGCTCCCGGCTTGCCTCGATTTGCTTGTAAGTCATAATGGTATCACCTCCATAATAGCCGCTGCCGTTTCTGCGAAATACAAAAAGGAAAGAGCCCGCGTTTCCGCAGGCCCAATCCTTACTCTTCGTATTCTTCTAATGCTTTTTCCAATTCGATGATGTGCGCTATCCGAAGTATGATTTCATCTAATTCGTCCTCAAGCGCAAAACTGTTTTCCCATAAGTCTTCAAATCCACCCGGGTTCTTGTCATTTTCCCGAATGAATCGGACTAACTGTTTCACAGCATTGAACTTGTTGTCCGCCACCTTTTCCAAAATCGTTTTCTTCATGGCATTTCACCTCCATAAAGGAGCCTGCCTATTCCGCGGACTTGTCCTCGTACACAACCCGTTTCCTTAGGGCACTCCATGGAACATACCGCTCCTTCCGGCAGACCGGGCACCAGAACCGGCTTGTCTTTCCGCCGATGTCCACCAGATCGCCGCAGTCGGCCTCCAGCCTGCTCCCGCAGTTCGGGCAGTTGAACCGGTAGCATTGCCGGACAGCCACGTCCACAACCCGCAACCTCAATCCCTCCTCTTGCTCAGCAGCCAGAAGAACCGTCTGTACGCGGCGTAATAGACGTCCCGGCAGCAGGGAATATCATACTTCATCTTCAGCGCATCGTAGGACAGCCCCTCGGTCACGCCCCGCAGCAGATAGGAGTAGAGGTCGGGCTCCGCCTCGATGGCCGCCTGCTCCACCATCTCCATGCGCTCCCCGAAGAATATCCGGGACTGGGCGCACCGCTCTGTTGGGTCGCCCTTCGCCTGCCCGCAGCTCACAAAGACCTGGAGGTCGGCCGGCCGCCTGCTCAGCCCATCCAGGGCCAGTCGGGCCTTTTTCCAAATGGGGTATTGCAGGCAGAAATGCTTCAGCTCGTAGTAGCGGTGCTTGCCGATCCAGTAGGGGTTCTTCTGCGAAAGCTCCGGGCGCATGTCATTTCTCATCGTCGTTCTCCTCTCCAGAAATATCCGGTTTCCTCGTACAATCGTTTTGGCGAGATGTAGAAATTGATCCGGCCATACCGGGAATCCATCTCCTCAATGCTGGCCACCAGATTGCCGTTCCGGGTCGCCTTGCCGATGGGCAGCCAGCCGGAGATAATTCCGGCCCTCACCCAGGACGCGTCTTTTCCATAAACACGGGCCACCACCGCCACAGGGACGGAGCCCGGATGGAACTCTTGTTCATTCATCGGCGTCTGCCTCCTTTCAACGGCTATTCTAAGGGCGCAGCCCCGTTTTCGTAAAAACAACCTCGGTGGAAAGAAAAAGAAAAGGAGCCGCCTGTTGCAGCGGCTCCCGCCCTTTAGAAACGATTCCTTTTCCGGGCCCAATGGTTGAACGTCTTTCCAACCGTCTTCCGAATCCCGATCCACCAGGCCGGCTCAAACATGGCAATGATATACACCGCGCTGAAAATCGCGCCGATGACTGTCACAATGCCGCTGAGTTTGAGATATCCGCCCCAGGTGACCGGCTTCTCTGTCCATTTCTGCTTGTTCATCCTTGATTACCTCCTAAAAAGTTTTGTCTCCATAAAGGAGACGGCCTTTTGTGCGGATGAAAAAAAAGGAAGAGCCGCTGCGTCAGCGGCCCCTCTTTGCCTTCTTGAAGTCGACGAATATGATTTTGTCTGACTTCGGGTGTGTCAGTTTGAGCTGTACCATTTGAAACTTCCTGTTCAGAACCTTCGTCCATAGTGCCGCGCCTGCCGTGGATACCGCGCCCACAACCGCGAATGTTCCGATCGCGCTAAGAATTTTCCTGGTGTTCATAACCTTCACCTCCATAAAGGCCCCTGTTGAATCGGCGCGAAAAAAGAAAAGGAAACGACTTCAGGGTCGGCCCAACGAAAACCGTTGCCCGGTGGGTGCCATCTTTGATTAAGTTATTACTTGGCGGCACGCCTTCGTGTCTCACCGCTGGATTTCCACCAGCATCTATCCGTTTCCTTTCCATAATAGGAATTGCAAAATCTGCGGGGCCCGTTTTCTAACTTAGGTTAAATCGGGCTAATCTAAATTAGAAATATAACCGCCGGAGACAAAAGAAAGAGCCGCCGCGAGAGCGGCTCAATCTGTTTTGGCCTGTTCAATGGTCCTGTTCCAGCATATCAGCGACCTTTTCCGTCATGCTTTCGTATTCGTCCGGAAACGTCTCGCACATCCAGCGTTGGCAGCCGCGCACACCTCTGCCGTACAAAAACTTGCCCCACAGAAATGCTCCGGCTACAATGGCCAGTGTGCCCAAGCCTACCCGTCCGAAGTCTTTTGCCATGACTTTGGTGTTGAGTGCTTTGATTTTGTCCATTGAAATCACCTCCATAAAGGGCTGTGCAATTCCTGCGTCCGAAAAAGAAAAGAGCCGCCTGTTACGGCGGCTCGATCCTTTGTCAAACATCCCTGCTCAGGAATATCTCATTTCCACGACGCCATACCTTGACCGGACGCTTCGACCGCTTGATGGCCGCGGCCAGACAAGACCGGCAGACCGCCGGGGATTTATAATCGGTCTCGCTAAATTCCACCTTTACGATTTTAGCGTCGCCGTTCGTAAACTCCTCGATCAGCTCTTGCAGCTTGTGATAGCCGTTCATCTTCGGTATCTGGTCCACAGGTGTCAGTTTCATGCTCATTTACTCCTTTCGCTTATGGATTTCTCCATAATAGGAGCTGTGCTTTCTGCGAAAGCCACCGGAGCATGGTCATCTCGCAGGGGTAATCCTCGAACCCCAGTGTCTCGCAGGTGATAAGCCCCTCCAGTACGCCGAATATCACTTCGGCCTCGTACTGCTTGTAGGGGAAGAACAGACCGCCCAGTTCCCGGTGGATTGCCCCGCAGCCGGAGCACCGCAGGCGGCGCATGGGAACTCTGGAGGTTTGCCGCCCTTTCGTCCGTACCAGTCTGGGCACGCTGTCGTAGTATTTCAACCGTCCGCCGCACCGGGGACAGGCGGAGCACTCGTTCATCACCATATCCAGCCCTCAAATCTTAATCAAAAATATTGTGTAGGAATATGCTTGACAATTCGTACACTTATCATATATGATTAGAGCGGGCGGCGCAAGGGGCAAAAAGAAAAGGAGCCGCTGATTAAGCGACCCCAATTCCTATTTAGTTCTTTTGCTTGTGTGCTCTGATGATTGCCCTTGTGATCTGAACGCCAGCAATAATCGCCGCGCCAATCATCATACCATGGATCACATTTTTGGCGCCTTGTCTCATTCCTTCGTTATAAAATGCTGTCAAAGCCGCCCCATGCTTATCCAAAAGCAAATTAAGCTCGTCGATTTGTGCATTCGTCATGTATTTCATATAGAACACCTCCATAAAACCCACTGTAAATCTTGCGAAAGGAGACACCCAATGAAGAAACACGTGAACCCAGCCAAGCATTTGCATGAAGTCTATACTATGCAGGGCGGCGTAAAAGAGTACAACAAAAATCAGCGAGCCTGGGGTGCGCTACTATTTGCGGGCAGCGTTTTTCTACTCCATGCGGTAGGCGGCCGTATCGTTGACAAAATCGAACGCCGAGAAATTAAAGCCTTGAAAAAGAGGGATGACCTATGCTGACCCAATGCCCAGAGTGCGAATTGCCAGTGAGCGATAAGGCAAATGCCTGTCCTCATTGCGGATATCCTCTGAAACCTTCTGAAAAAATAAAAAGACCTCGCAAATCCAACAAGCGACGGCGATTGCCGAATGGCTTTGGTCAGATCAGTGAGATCAAAAATCGTAATTTGAGAAATCCATTCCGAGCCATGGTAACTGTGGGGAAAACTTCTGATGGCAGACCCATTTGCAAACCGCTCAAGCCGGAATCATACTTCGCCACCTATAACGATGCCTATGCCGCTCTGGTGGAATATAACAAGAATCCATATGACCTTGGAACAGCCATCACCATGCAGGAGCTCTATGACAAGTGGCTTCCAGAATACGAAAAGACCGTCAAGAGTACAAAGGCGGTGACCAGTGCCTGGCCTTACTGTTCGGCAGTTTACAAGATGCGAGTTATGGACATTCGAGCCCGTCATGTAAAAGGCTGCATGGAAGAGGGCGTGGCCACTGTTCGAGGCAGAGAGCAGCATCCAACAGCCACCATGAAGAACCAAATCAAATCCATGTTTAACATGATGCTGGACTATGCGTTGGAATATGAGTTAGTGGATCGAAACTATTCCAGAACCTTCAACCTCACGGAAGAAACCGTCAAAGAGATCCAGAAAGTAAAGAAGGGGCATATCGCTTTTACAGATGATGAAATGGAATTGCTCTGGAATAATATCGATGAGAAACATGGTATCGACATCCTGCTTATCCAGTGCTACTCCGGCTGGCGCCCTCAGGAACTGGGACTACTGGAACTAAAGGATGTGGATTTAGAGAGCTGGACATTTCAAGGCGGCATGAAGACGGATGCCGGTGAGAATCGTGTTGTCCCCATTCATTCCCGTATTCAGGACCTGGTACTCAAAAAATATCGAGAAGCAGAAGCAATCGGAAGCCCGTATCTGCTTAACTGGGCAGACCCCAACAACCGAAACAAGAAGAACTTTGAGTTGACCTATGCTCGGTATCAGAAAGCCTTCGAGCGTATCCGTGATGAATTGAAACTAAACCCCGAGCACCGTCCTCACGATGGTCGCACCCACTTTGTGACCATGTCAAAACGCTATGGGGTGGATGAGTATGCCATCAAATATATGGTAGGTCACAAGATCTCCGACATCACAGAAAAGGTCTACACTCGCCGCGAATTTGCTTGGCTTCGAGAGGAGATTGAGAAAATAAAATAGACTGGGTATATCTTGCGAACTGCATTGTTTTGTGATATGCTACTCGATGTAAGGAGGCACCTCGCATATGGAGAAACAAACTGGCATGGAGAAACACTATTAAGCCAGAAAGGAGGTGTTTCCATGGCCAGATTAACCAATGAGCAAATTCGGAATATGTCCATCAATGAAGCCGATGTATATACCGATGCTCATCCCGCTGAAGCATGGCGATTCGCCAAAGCTCACGGTGCTACCGCTATCGCACAAACAAAGAAAGCGGCAAAACATGGCTTCGAGACCAAGGTTCTCTTTGCAGAACCTGAAACGATCGAGTTTGCCTGATAACACCCGACCGCCCTTGACTGTTTGCAGCAGTTGAGGGCGGTTCTTTTCTGGCTTAATAGTGTTTCTCTATAAATCAGTCGTCCTAATTCCTACACTTTGCTCCTACACCTTTGCTTACGCTCGGAAGTATAGGAATATCAGTATATGAATAGTACAGAAATAATACATGAATTACCTACACTTACCCACTTTTAACTACTCTTATCTGCTCTGAAAACCATTGGCATTACAGCAGTTAACAGCACTTAGAAGCAGGTAAAAGTGTAGTTAGTTTATATTATAAAAACTCAAAATCCAGCAATATCAGGGCTCGAACGGCAAAGGTGTAGGAGTAGTCAAGTAATAACCGACTCTCCTACACCTCTTTTTACACCGTTCTGCCGCTTTAAGCACAGAAGCAAATAATAACTTTACTCGCCGCCATACCCGCGCACGTCCTCGACAAATGACCTGTTTCTCAAGTTATTCTCATACGCTTCCCGGATGATACGGATGGCGATGTCCACTTCTCCATTTTGAAGACCATTATCTTTGATGATCTCCTCATATTCGGCATAGATCCGAAAGACTCGCTTAAACTGTTCTCTGGTTACAGGATTGTCGGGGCAGACACAATATGAGGCAAAGCTTATGATAGAACTACGCTTACTCTCAATGTAAAGGGACATGGTGATCTCATTGTTTTTATCCAGTCCTTCTTTCAGAACTTCAATGGATTTGGCATACACCTCTGCCCGCTCATTAACCCATTTCATCCAAGAATCACGCTTTGCGATGTTGTCCGAACTGTAGTGAGACTCCACACTGCTTAGCATAGTTTTCACATCATGAATGGTTGTGGACATTTCCTGCATGGTCTGGCGCTCTTGCTTTTTACGAGCAAAATACTTTCGGATTTTGACGAATTCAGGAACGACTTTCCCTTTAAATTCCAAAACTTCTCCGATGATCTGCATAACCAGAAATACACCGATGATAGTGAGTCCTAACACGACAGGCACATTCAGATACTCGATATAGCCTATCATTGTGATCAATCACCATCCTTTGCCAAGGCAGTGTTTCCGCACTTCGAGCCATGAACGCTGAGGGTCAAAACTAAATTTTCTTCGACCATTACTCAACCTCCTATGGGAAAACACAGATTTTAATTGTCCATCACTTCTTCGATTGAGCCCAAATCGGTCCACTTCACATTGACCGTCCCCGGCTCCCACACATTGTTGTCCTGCCCGGATTGCCACACATGGCCGTTGTGGGTGCAACAATTTCCCGTCATGTACGAGCTCGTGGACATGGCGACGAAGGGGAGGGACTTCTTAGGATCGTCCGACCAGTAGAACCCCCACTGGGCGGGCAGTTCCTCCGGCTCCTGGGGGTAGATGTCGCTGTTGTAGTTTTGGATAAGGCGCACAATACGCCCCGCAGAAGACCGGCACAGGAACCCGTCCGTCTTGCCGGCTTTGCGCTCCAGCATGTTCTTCTTGGCGATCGCGGCAGAGAAGTCGGGAATATAATCCTCTTTCTCGTACAGTTCGGTGCCCGTCATGCCCTCGGAGGTCTCCTGCAAATCCTGGGCCCGACGCATGCCGTATTTCCGCATAGTGGTCAGCACAAAATCCTTGTCAGTCAACTCCGTTCACTCCTTCCCGAATCGCATTGGCCAGTTCCACATAGGACGCCAGCTCTTTCTGAGCACGATACAGAGCCTCGTTGCTGAGGTCGATCTCATTGTCCATGCCTTTCTTCAGGAACTCCTCATAGTTGTCCTGGACGTTCTGGACAATCCCGTCCCAGGTTTCCACCTCCACGTGGTACTCGTCGTACTCATATCCGGTGAACTCCTCGGTTTCTGCCGGTTTTACATTTTGAAACAGCCGCACAAGGCTTCGGTTGGTTCCCGGGATCTGCTCCACGGCGAACTTCCCCGGATCGACCATTCCCTGTACCTTCATAGGTGCCACTCCTTTCAGGCCGCCCGATAAGGCGGATATAATCGTTGTAGCCGCCGACATTCCCTTCGGACGACTTTCTTGAGATTGAACATGGTATTCGGCTGATAATACCGCTCCAATATTCGCTGACTGTTGCAATTACGGAGCTGCCCCAGTCTTGAGATCAGTCCGGACGCCCTTTTGAACGAGATGACCCGGTTCCGGTCTCTCCGGTGGTAGTAGGTGTGCAGCGCCCGCTTGAGCCGGAACAGGTTGTGCTTTCGGAGGATCGTGTACCCATGCCCGAAACGATAGCCCAACGCAGACGGGATTCTTGGCCGGCGGTGCCGCTGTTTCTTCTCGTGCAGGGTGTCGTGGGCTTTCGCCACCCTCGGCGTAAAGCCTACTCGGAAGATCTGCCAATTTCCCTTCAACCGCAAGCCCACGTCGGCCAGCCACGCCTGAATATCCCGGATCAGCTTCCGCAATTTCCGCTTGCTGGAGGCGAAGATGGTGAAGTTGTCCATCTGCCGCAGGTAGTGGCTGACGCCGTACTCCCTTTGGTGGATCATCAGGTCCAGCGGCTGGAGCACCAGGTGCAGGAACCATGCGGAGAAGAACGCGCCGATCAGCACGCCGTATTCCATCAGGGCGTCGCACAGCCAGAGGGTCTCACGGTCCTTGAACAGCCGTTTCAGTGCCTGGATGACATACGGCGGGTCCAGCTCCTCAAAGCAGTGGTAGATGTCGCATTCCGCACCGTACCGTGTGCCGGCGGCGTCGCCGTTCATCCACTTCTTGATCGCCTTGACCCCGTAGGAATTTCCCCGTCCCGGCACGCTTGCGATGCAGTATTTGTCCATGCTCCGCATGATGTGCGGGATCATGGGCTGTAACACCGCATGGTGGACATACTGGTCCGGCCACAAAAGCGGCTCGTTGATGTCCCGCCATTTGCCCTTTCCGCTGTCCGCGTTCCGGTCCCAGCGCCGCCGTTTCAGCGGCGGGTGCATGTGCGCGTCCCCGCTCACCAGGTCCTCAATGAACCTGCGCAGCTCCGCCACATACGCATCCATATTCGCCTCGATCTCCAGGACCTTCTTGTTCAGGCTGTGGTCGCCGTTGCGCCGGTGTCCCCGGTTGACTTCCCGGATGGCCAGGCGCAGATTGTCTTCCGAAAGGATTTGTTGGTAAACTCTCACTCGTTTCATCAGGGATAATATCCTCCTTGTAGCCTCACAGCCGTTCCATCGCCGCGGGTGGTTCCGGGGCGAAACCCGGCCCGAAGTGTACCAGGCTGTGTCCTGACGGCTCATCGTCAGTAAGTGCTGCGCGGTCAACTCTGCGTAATAGAAAGGGTGAGGAACCCTGACTACCGATAGGAGGTTCAGCCATACCCGACAGGCCCAATGGCCTGCGTCTGCTTCAAGAAGGCGACAGCCGATGTTGGAGTTCGTGTTCGACGCACTGTTGTAGTTCACGTAGAACGGCCCGTGATTCTGGTTCTGGTTATAGTTACCGCCGTGGTGCAGGCACGGGTTACTACCGTTGAAATTCCAGTTATCCGGGACATCGTCTGCTGCAAAGTCGACCCCGCGCTCTCCTCTTACCAAAGAAGAGCGGTTTCAAATGTTGTTCTTATTAAGGTGAAAAGGAGCCCTTCCGCTCCATTTTGAAATGCGTGGAAGGCCGGAGCTTGGGGGAAGGGACTGCGGTCCCCTCACCCCAAACCCCCTCCTCCCCAGGGGAATGGTCACGCCGCCTTCGGCGGGCGTTCCTGGAGGCGACAGCCGACGCTGGAGCTCGCGTCCGACGCACTGAAGTAGACCACGTAGAACGGCCCGTAATCCTGGCTCTGGCTATAGTAACCGCCGCGGCGCAGGCACGGGTAACTACCGTTGAAACTCCAGACATCCGGGACATATGTGGTGGTACTGCCGCCAGCCTCAGAGGGATACAGCGCCCACTCCAGCCCGCTTTGGGTCGGGATGGCGAAGTCCTTCGGGTAACCAGCAACCGGCTTACCGACAAGCACGCCGTTGGCACTGTCGCTGAACTGATTGGGATTCTTGATGACGTTCAGGCCGTTGCCATTGTAATAGCAGCCGTCCATCCAGTCGTACACATTGTCCCACCAGCCCTCGATGTTCCGGTACTGTGTGAAACCGTAAGTATCCCGATTGGCCGCCGTAGTACCGGTGTGGTACTGCATGGCGTCCGTACGCCCGTTGTTCTCCTTGAAATTGCTGGCCGAGCAGCCCCGGCCGATCCGCTCGCCGTTCCAATCCGCGAACTCCACCAGGAACAGCATGTTTACATACCACATCTGGGCAAAGTCCAGCTGCCAGATGTTGGCCCCCAGGTTGTGGATCTGGGTTCGTGCCGTGCTCCGAGTGATGCTCACCTGCTGGGCCTTGTTGGTCTCCGACTTGTAGGTGCCATTTGCGCAGTGATACCGGGCGATGTAGGAGAGGTCCAGCTCGCCCAGACCGTCCCCACGGTCCATATTCACCGGGTCAACATGGAACCCTTCCACGGGGCCGTCTGCGATCTGAAGCTTCAGTTTCTTACCGCTCTTGCTCCACTTGTACCAATACTTGGGTTCCTTCACCATCACGCCGCCCGTCCGGGTGACCTTGGTCATGTCCTTCCACGGGTACAAGTTGTCAAAGGGCGAGGAGCCGGAGCCGTTGTTCACCGCCGGGTTGGGGTCCCCAAAGCCCGCCGCTCCGTCGGTGCGCTTACCCTTGGTGGGGCCGCTGCTGGTCCAGTCCCATTCCACGCCGTAGATGGTCACGAACTGAGCATTGACTGCTACCTGCTTATCGGCCCCAGCCAGATAGTTGGCTCCCGCAGCTACTTTAACAGTAATTGTAGTCGTGCCGGTGATGTTATTTACACTGTTCACCGTAACCTCGCCGGTCTGCTGATTGATGTTACCGATCGTAGCCACATCAACATTATTGGAAACGGCAGAGATCACGCCGTCGCCCTTTCGGGTCACGGTAAACTTGGCGCTTCGGGCGCCGGTATTCAGCGTCACACTTGTCGGACTTACAGATACGACCTGATCGCCCTTGCCGATAGCCCAGGTAGCTGTCTTGGCGTCCACCGTGCCATCCCACCACTGATGGTTGGAATCCGGTGTAAAGGCGGCAGTGTACCCTGTGCCGGCGTTGACCTTCGCCTCTACAGATACCGTCATTTTGTTTGGATCATAATTGGCGTCCCACACCGGAGTTTTGGGGTTCCCATCATACTTCAAAGCTCCGCTCTGGGCGGGAACCTTGGCGATGGAAGCTCGGCCGATGCTCCACTGAACGGTTTTATTGGTCGTAGAACCGTCCGACCACATGCCATTCAGAAGAATAAATGTGGCAGAGTGGGTGCCGGCATTGGTCTGTGCGGTCACCTGCACTTTGGAATTCACCTGGTCAAAGTTATCCCATTCCGGTGTCTGGGGCGCTCCCGTATAGGTCGGCGAGCCCTTCTGCGTAGGAATGGGTACAATAACGCTGGTAATGGTCCACTTGACCTCCTTGGCCTCAATGGAACCGTCCCACCACTTGTAGTTGGCGGTAGGAGTAAATGTGGCTTTGTAATCGCCTGCGTCAGTTCCAGATCGGTCTCCGCCAATGGTCAACTGACCGATGTCGTAGTTGGCCCAGGTGGGAGCCTGCGGTTTGCCGTTGGCCGCCAGTACATTGTTCTGCACCGGAAGAGAAGCGATGACCGCCCGGTCAATGATCCACTCAACCGTGACCTCGTCCAAGCCGCCGGGGAACTGATATCCATACGACAGATTAAACCGTGCGGAATAGGACCCAGCGTTCACGCCGTTGGTCGTGCCGGAAATGGTCATCTTCGACGGATCATACCCAGTCCAGGACGGAGTTTTTCCAGTCCCGTCATAGGTAAGGACTCCATTTTGAACAGGGACAGCCACCTCAATGGGGTTGACTGTAACATTCAAGCTGGCGGTCTTGGTCACACCCTCATAGGTATAACCGATCTCCACCGGACGGCTCCCCAAAGTAGAGAAAGCGGTCTTGGGATAGGTGTATCCCGAAACCTCCTCCGTAGAGTCATCCGAGAATTTGGCAGTAACCACCATTCCCGCAGGGGCAAATTCCTCCAGATAGTGATAGACCATCTTGGAGGGGTTGTTGGTAACGGCAATGGATACCAGCACCTTCTGCACAGTAACCGGCACACTTGCCGTCTTGGTGATGCGGCCTTCGGTATAGGTGATAACCACCTCCGTCACCCCATCCGTTAGGACTTGGGGAGACACGGAATATCCGGTCACATCCGAAGTGAGACCATACCCATAGCCCGCGGTAACGACCATGCCCGTGGGGTCAAAGGACTCTCCGGACTTGTAGGTGGTCTTTTGGGGCGGCTTGGTAATTGTCAGGGTCTCCAGCCTCAGAGTACCGCCTCCGCCGCTGCCGCCGGTCATGTTAAAGACCTTGCCGACGTTTGCATTACTCATTATTCTGCTCGACCTCCAGTCGCAAAATATAAATGGTCAGATTTTCCGTTGGAGTTACCTCGCAGTGAAAGGTGACCTGACCGTTAACGGTGATATTGTCAGCTTTCACGCCAGTCTCGCTGACTGCCATAAAGCAATCCGCGTCAGCGCACACAATATACCAGTATTTTTCGTCAGCCAAAAGGATGTTGTCCTTTACAGTCTGAGCTCTGCCGCTCCAGTTCTCGGCCGGCAGAGTAACGGTAGTACCGCTATGCTGTGCATCCTCCAGCAGAGGAATGATCGACTCTAAAAGCTGGTCGACGCGGTTCAGGGTATCGAGTTTTCCCCTTTCTGCCAGAGCCCGCAACTGCTCTAAGGTTGTGGCTTTGTTCTCTGCCATGTTAGAGCTCCTTTCCGAAAAAATAAGAGGGGGACAGGAATACCCCATCCCCCTCCGCGGTTATCAGGCACCCACAGCGGCGCCAAAGACCTCATCCAGCATCTGATTGACTTCCTCATCGGCCGCAACCTCAATGCTGTCCAGCTTGGCCTTGTCCTCCTTGGACATCAGACCGTTTGCCTGGCTGGTAGCAGGCTGATAGGTGGTGTCCTGTGCGGGGATACCGAGAGCAACGATATCCTCCTTGGTCACGTCGTCGCCCAGCACCACATGACCCTGATTGTCCTTACCGACCTTCTTGAAACCGGCACCGACAGCCTCAACGGCAGGGTGGGTGTAGACCACGGTCTCCTGGCCATTGATCTTGATGTTACCGTTGACCTCGGACTTCTCCACCTTGGTCGCACCGGAGGCAATGTCCTTCAGCGCGGCAGTGATCTTGCCCTCAATGGCGGTCATCACGGTGGCGTACTCGTCCTCGTCACCACCAATACCGGCAACGATACCGTTCAGCTTGGTGATGGCGGCATTCATCGCGGAAGCGTCATCGGGGTGATCCTGAATCCACTGAGCAATCTCAGTCAGAGTATCCAGGGCCTCCTTGGCGCCCTCGGGGATCAGCTGAGCAGCCAGCTCCTCGTTGGCGATGGCGCGGGCGCTCTTACCAGCATCCTTACCGATCAGAGTGGCCAGATCGGCGCCGGAAGCCTTGCCGTCCAGCACAGCCTTCAGAGCGGTATCCAGATCGGCCTCAGAGATCTGAGCCTTGTAGGCCAGGGCCGCCAGACCCGTCACCGCAACATCCTTGCCGGCAACAGACAGAGTGCCGTTGGTAGCACCAGAAGCAATCAGAATGTCCACCATCTTGTCGGCGATGGCCAGGGCAACGCCGTTGACCTTAACGCCTACCAGGGACTTGGATTCGACCTTTCTGATCTCACCCTTGGTGCGCTGAGCCAGAAGCTTCAGCTGTTCGAGAGTAGTGTGCTTAGGCATAAATATGTCCTCCTTAAAAATATTTGTTTACGGCTCTTCGCCGAAAACATCATCGAGAATGTCCTCCACCTCTTCGTTAGTGGCGGTATTGTCCGGAGCCTCAGGATTTTCGGGAGGTATCCAGGAGGACTGGAATGCATTGTCGAGGACTTCCTGAACCTCTGCATCTGTAGCAGTATTTTCCCGGATGACCTCAAGGATCTGGGCCTTCACGTCTCCATCGATGTGGGTGGGCGGCATCAGTTGTGTGGGGTCAAGCGCGTACATGATCTTGCTGGCCAGACACCATACCGTGTCTTTCTGAACCCCATCCTTAATGCCGGAAACTCCGATTTTGAGATTGATTCCGGCCCGTTTCAAACACTCAGCCGGAATAATGCATCGGTCATCCGTCAACGCCACAGGCGGCTGCTGTACGCCGCCGGCTTCAAAGACAGCCGATTTGGCATAACCATCCCAGCTCTGATCAAAGCGGAACTCCACAATATAAAGCTTGTCGGAGTTCTGTACCAGACTCTCATCCTTGACCAGATGGGCATAGGTTGCTTTCACTGCGATCTCCATGGGCTTCGCCTCCTTGCTTACTGAATGGCCCCGTTCCCCGACAGCTCCAGCCGGATCAGGTTGACCGTCAGGTCCGCCGCCGGCTCTGTGTCGCAGGTCAGGGTGAGAAAGCCCGAGGTGGTGATGTTCTTGGGCTGCACATTGCAGTCGAGGAACTCCTCCTTACAGGCTTCGTCCGCGCTGAGGAAATACTTGTGGGTGCCCAGGGCCAAAAGCCGCTCGTCCGCAATGGTGACGCTCCCCTCCGACCACCCCTCGGCGGGGATGACCAGGTCGAAGGAGATACCCAATACGTCGCCGGCGCCCGTACCGTTCAGGCCGTTGTAGACCGAAATGGTGTAGGTAGACCCGTCTGTCATATGCACCGTGTAAATATCCGTGGTGCCCGGCGAGTGGTCACCCTTGGTCAGCCGGATGTCCTGGATGCCCACGCCGATGGGGCCTTGCAGCTCACAGCTGATGTGGCTGTCGTAATAGGCCCCTGTCTCCGCGTCCCAGATCCACCAGGTTCCATTTTGAGGCTTGGGCGGTTTCCCACTGTACTGTTCTGCCCTGGAAGCGCTCTCCGCGGCGTTTCCGGCGCTCTCTTCCGCGGCAGTCTTGGCCTGTTCCGCAGCCAGTTTGGCATTCTC